GCCCGCGCTGGCGGTGCACGCCCGAAACGCACGCAGCACGCAGCAAGGCACGACCGAAGTGACAGGGTGTCACTTCGTACCACGTAGTACCCTCAACCAAGAAAGGAATGTGCAACATGGATGTGACCGTTTGTAACTACCAAGAAGCTCTCGATTCCACCATCCGCCTGCTGAAGTCGGATGCCGTGGATGCTGTCCTGATCCAAGGCCCGCCCGGTGTCGGCAAGACCGCGATGAAGGATGCGGTCGCTGCGGCCCTCGCGTACATGCACCTGTTCATGCTCAAGCTGTCGCATCACGACGTGACTGACGTGGCGGGTATCCCGGTGCCCATTCACGATATCAAGCGCAGCCTGTTCTATCCCTCCGCTGACATGCTGCCGCCGTCCGATCTCACGGGTGGGCTGCTCGTCGTGCTGGACGAGATCGGCGACTGCAACATCGCGCAGCAGAACCTCGCGTGTCAGATGGTGTTCGAGAAGGCCATCCACTCGTACACGTTTCCGCAGGGCACCAAGTTTCTGCTCACCACCAACCGGGTTGGCGATCGCAGCGGTGCCAATCGGATCGTCACCAAGCTGGGCAATCGCTGCGCGGTGCTGACGCTGATCCCGACCGTGGACAACCTGTTCAACTACGGCTCCGCGAATGGCTGGAATCCGGTGCTGCTGGCGTTCCTGAAGATGCACGGTGCGGAGCGGATCAACCCGGAGGACAAGCGGGAGAACGCGCCGACGTATCTCAACTCGTTCGATCCGATGGCTCCGGATCAGATCAACAACCCGGTGTTCTCGTCGAGCCGCAGCTTGGAATTCACGTCCAAGTATCTCAACTACGTGGATGCCAACGAGCCGAACCTTGATCCCGTGGTGCTGATGCGGGATACCGCGACGCTGGTCGGCACGCCGACCGGATCGAAGCTGTCCGCGTTCCGGCGTATCGCGATCCACATGCCCAACCCGGACGACATTGCGAAGAACCCGGACGCGGTGCCGATCCCGAAGGAGGAGGAAGTGCTGTGGTCCCTCGCGCTGACGATGGTGTCGCGGGCGACGAAGGCGAACGTGGAGAATTTCGCCAAGTACCTGAAGCGTGGTCCGAAAGAATACTTCGTATTGTTCGGTCGTCAGTGCTTCGACGTGCGCTACCAGCAGACGATGCCTATCTTGAATAAAGTCCTTCAAGATCCGATCCTGAAGTCGATCCTGCTGGCGCGGTAGTAGCAGGTGTAATGCACGGGGTGCAGGGATGCATCCCGTTTCCCATAAACGAATGCAGAGGAAATCATGCCACACAAGAACCGGCAGTTGTCAGCCAACGAAGTCGCCGCACTCGACGTCATCACCAAGCACCCCGGCCTCATGCCGAAGGAAATCGTCACGCATATCGACAACAGCCAGATGAGTCAGTCATCGATCTCGGCCTGCACGTCGCGGCTGGTCTGGCTGCGCAAGGTGAACCGAGTCAAGGTGTATGGCTCGCCCGCATTCCGTTATTACCCGATCAACCACCCGCTGCCGCAGGGACACACGCAATGGAACAACACGCTGGTCAAGGTGGATCGTACGAAGAAGGGCAACGGCGAAGCGCCCATGCCCCCGAAGCAGGCGATCGACACGCTGACGCGGGATCTGTTCACTGCCGTACCCCCAAGTGACAAAGTGTCACTTCCCAACGTGCTGATCGTGCTGCCGCTGGGCGAGAAGGAAACCATCACGGTGACGATCGAGCAGGCGCGCACGATCTGGGTGCAGTTGAATTCGATCTTCGGGAAGTAATATCCTTACCATAAAGGAATGACATGAACATGAACGACCTGCAACACACGCCCGCAACCCTCCACAATCACGTCGTCGAAGTGCAGTTGACCTGCTCCTTCTCATGGGGCACGGTGACGGACACGATCATCAGCGGCGAGGTGAACACCGCGAAGAATTCCAAGGGCGCGCTGCGCGTGCGCAAGACCCTGCTGCCCGAGGCGAGCGGCGTGCGCGTGAAGGCCCTGCAGACGGTGCTGGGCGACTTCTATACGTGGCATACGCAGAACACCATGTCCACCCCCACGAAGGGACGCCGCCTTCTTCCTGTGCCGTTCTACATGCTGTACATGGAGGAGAAATTCGCCAACGCGAAAGCCGCAGCGGACGAAGCCCTCGAAGATCTGGTCGCGCACTTCGATGCCGACGTGCAGCTTGCGCGCAACGAATTGCAGGGCGCGTTCAACGCCGACGACTATCCGTCCGCAGAGGAGATCAAGCGGTACTACAACATGGACGTGAAATTCTTCGAGTTGCCGACGAGTGACAGACTCCTGAGATTATTGGGCGAGAAGGCCGCTGCGGACAACGACGCCTACGTCAGGCAGATGGCGCAGGTCGCGACCGAGGATGCCAAGGCGAAGCTGCGCAAGGTCGTCGAGTGCATGAACGAACGGCTTGCCAAGCCGGACAACATCTTCCGCGACACGCTGACCGAGAACATGGACGACATGCTGAGTGTCCTGCCGATGATGAATCTCACCAATGATCCGGCGTTCGATGCGATCATCACGGATGCGAAGCAGACGCTGCAGGGATGGGACCCGAACCAGCTTCGCAAGAACCCCGTCGTGCGCTCGCAGGTTGCGAAGGCGGCGGCGGATATCCTGAGTCGGCTATGAGGCAGAAACGCTACCGCTACAAGTACGGCACTCCGGCATGGGAGAGGGAAGCCAACGCGATGGCGCGCGGCTGGGCACCGAACATCCACGCCTGCAAGAAGTGCGGTTCGCCATGCTTCAACGGCTACTGCTGTCCATACTGTCAGGACAACAACCCGACCGATCCGCCCGAGGAGAAGTGATGCTGCACATGCTGCGGGGTACCAAGACCACCGTCTATCTCACCGACCTGATGCGACGGGTCGGCGCGATCGACGCCACTCACGCAGTCAACGAACGAGGGGAAACCGTAATCATCTTCACCCTGCACGACAGGCGTACCAAGAAGCAGGTGCTGCGCAAATCCGCGCAGTTAATCGACGATCGAAACCAAGAAAGGAATCGAGATGGGCATTAGCAAATTCGAAATCTCCAAAGGCCGCATCGCGTTGCATTGCGGATTCATGCTGCCGCTTCTGTCCAAGCTGAAGTGGATCGACACGCCGCATGTGCCGGTCGCCGGTACCAATGGTAAGCAGGCGTATTACAACGGCCAGCACTTCGAGGATGAACGCACGTTGGGCGAAACGATCTTCATCATCCTGCATGAGATCGGCCACCCGATGTTCGGGCACATGTCGCGGCTCGGCGGAAGGGATAGGAAACTCGCGAACATCGCGATGGACTACGCGCTCAATCAGCGCATCTGGGAAATGGTGCAGCAGATGCCCGCGCTGAAGGCCGAGTTGCCCAAGGATGCGCTGATCGATCACGCACGCTGGGGCGACATGAATTGGGAAGCGATCTACGACGTGCTGCGCAAGGAGCAGCCCGAGATCAGCGAACCGGGCGAAGGCGGCAACGGTCAGGGTGGCAAGCAGGGGCAGCAGGGCAAGGGCAAGTACAAGATGTTCGACGAGGTGTATCCCGCAGGGCAGACGCTCGACGAGAACGGCAATCCCGTGGAAGGCAGCGGTACGAGCGACGAGGAAGCGAACACGCTCGACAAGTCGTGGCTGCTCGCCGCGCAGGCTGCGGCGACGATGGCGAAAGCGCGGGGCATCCAAGCGGGGATGCTGGAGGAATTCATCAACGACATGATCAAGCCGAACATCGACTGGAAAACCCAGTTACAGGATCTGATCTCGCGGATCGGTCGGGACGAATCCTCATGGCGGCGGTTCAACAAGCGGCACATTCATCGTGAGGCATATCTGCCGGGGATGTACTCGGAGCATTGCGGACCGATCGCGTTCATGCTCGACACGTCGGGCAGCATGAGCAGTGACGAGGGCAAGGCGGCGCTCGGCGCGATGAACGATATCCTTGAGGACGTGAAGCCGGAACGCATCTACTACGGCCAGTGCGATACGAAGATGCAGGGTGACGTGGAGGAGTTGACGCCGCAGGATCTGCCGCTGGTCGGGATCGAAATGAAGGGACGCGGCGGCACCGACCTGAATCCGATCTTCGCGTGGGCGGTCGAGCATCAGCAGGAGATTGACTGCCTGATCGTGCAGACCGACGGGCACATCAGCGAGATCGCGGGTCACAACATCCCGTACGGGTTGCCGATGATCTGGATCGTGACGACGGACAACGTGACGCATTGCACGTTCGGGCATGTGATTCAGGTAACGCTGTGATTATCTTTCGGATCATGCGACAGATTGGACATAGGGATTGGTTCTTGTTGCTACGCGATCGAACCTACATGTATTCGGGACCGCAGCAATTTCTCTTGCGGGTACTTCGGGAGAAGCTGCAAGTGGAGAGAGTGAATGAGAACGATCACCATCATCATCCGCAAGGATCGAAAGAGTGGCACGTATGACCTGCACTACAACGACGGCTACGAGGGATGGGCGTGGGCCGAACACGTGACAACGCACTTGCGAAAGGATTTGACGCATGCCCTCACCGCAGAGGAAACCGAAGGAGTTGCACGGTACGATTCGCATCAAGCACTTTGATGGGTATGGCAGCGAAGGTTTCGCTATTCGGATCAACGATCGAAGATGGTCCGTGCGTATCCATCAGCAGGGTGCAGTACGTACAGTAGGGAATTGGATCAACTACTGGACGCGCAGCGCAGCGTGGACGAAACTCAACTATGAAGGAAACAAGATGATTCGCGTACTGATCAAGAAGGAACCGCCGTTCGAATTGCACGTCGTCGTGAATCCCACGGACGCGCTGAACATCGAGAAGATCGAAGCGGACGGGCACTACCACGTGGGCGACTACGATGGCGAGAAGCAGATCGACGAAGCCGTTGCGTCCGTCGCCACCTATCTCGAATTGGAGGAGAGCCACACGTGAACCTGCCGATCGTCATCCGGCGCTCATTGCCATACAGCAAGGGGGGCTACATCGTCGTGAGCCTGAGTCCGCTGTGGCGTCCGGACATTGCTGGCGTGCTGACCACGCTGCAGATCATGCTCGAAACGCGAGTAGGGCGGCGCGCGTGACCACCTACACCATCACTCGGGTGCCGCCACCCCTGTACGGCGGCGCACCCTTCGCCATTGCCATCGACGGCGTAGGGCTGGGCAACGTGACGACACCAGTGGCACTCAACCTGCTGCGGCTGGAGTTGATCCATGCGCTGGGATAAGCTGAATCCCGACAAGCCGATCATCATCCGGCGTTCCAGCGATTTCGGCTTCGCCATCTATCTCAATCATCTCAATCCGACCTATCCGCTGTATCGGGAAACCGCGCGGGGAATCCTCACCATGCTGCGCACCATGCTGAAACGGAGACTCCAATGATCAAACCCACCGCGATCATGGCGTCCCCAAGTGACAGTCTGTCACTTCGCGTACCCCTCGCTCGGGGTGGACGCTTCGGCAAATGGACGCTGCTCGAACGCGAGGACGAGCGCAAGTGGCTGTGCAGGTGCGACTGCGGCGTCGTCAAGGCCGTGGATCGCAGCAACCTGCGCTCTGGGCGTAGCACGTCGTGTAATAAAGGAGCATGCCGTACCCCCTCGCGCCCGGCGTCCGCTGAAAGATTCTGGTCACACGTGAACATGACCGGTGGGGCCGGTGCCTGCTGGCCGTGGGTGGGTGCAGTGGGCAAGAAAGGGTATGGCGTGCTGTCATGGAACGGCTACACGTATTCCGCGCATCGCGTCGCAGCGTGGCTGTCCGGGATCATCGAGGATCCCTACGAGCCGAAGAAGCTGTACGGCATCCTGATCGGGCACGAATGCGACAACAAGGTGTGCTGCAATCCTGCACACCTGCGGCGTACGACGAACGCACAGAACACGAAGGAGACATGGGAACGTATACGAAGGGGCAAAAGCAAATGACGTCGCAACGTCGTCCTGCACGACGCATCAGCATGTGCGTTTGGGGTGACACGATGCATGCCGTGCACATCACGGTCAAATGGATACCATCCACAATCCAGACGCGGATGAAGGAAGAAGTCGCGTGGTTCTGGACGAGGGATGAAATGGTGCCGAAACTACGCCAGCGACTCGAAAGGTATCTGAAATGAAACTACGATTCTATGGCGTACGCCTGTACACCGATGCGAATACGTATGAGGCTGTCATCATCGTGCGCAAGCTGAGTGACAGCGGGTATGCGGAGGACGGCATGCGCTCGACGTCGCTGCACTCGATCCTGACGCAGGTGCGGCATCACATCCAGACGTACCTGCATACCGGCCGGCATCTATGAAAAAATTCACCTTCCGACATTACTGGGACACGACGGCGTGGCGCATGGTCATCCGTACCGACACGATGCCCATACCCGAGTCCAAGCATTACGGTTCGGCGGAAGCAGTTATCGCGATGCTGGCGTACTACATTCGAAGGGTGCAGAAATGAAACCGCCCATCTTCTGCGCTGCGGTTGGAACCAAGCTGGATGGCACGTTCCACATCTTTGTCCAACGAGCGATGCCGGTACGCAAGGGGTACTACGTGGTCACAACCGATGCAACCAACCTATGCAAATGGATGAAAGAATGCTTGACGAAACACATCGATACGCAATGTCGCACCGCAGGGGCAAGCGCAAGTACACCTGCAAGATCATCATCCGCAGAAGCTGGCTCGCGGGTTTCGAAGCGCGGATGAAAGATGATCAGATCAACGCACTGGAGAAGCTACTACGAAAGGCGAGCGTATGGAAAAACCTGAAGTGATCCAAGCATTGCGCGAAAGAGCCAAGCTGTTCGCGTTCGAGGATAAGTCGATCGGCATCTACGCGGAACACCAAGTCGTAACGCTGCTGCTCACCGCTGCGACCATGATCGAGGAAAGCCATGCACCGAGTCACGTTCAAGATCTACACCCGGTACAGATCCGACTCGTCCCGTGAGCGCATTGCGCTGGGTGCTGATAGCGTCGAGCGGTTCATTGTCGTGCGCCGGGACCCTGATGATTTTTCGGGCTGGGCATCCGCCGACGGTACCTGCGGGCACCTGCGCGATGCGCTGAAATTCTACTTTGCCGGGCACCATCCACGATGAACCAATACTTCATACAGATCAAATACAACCGTCCACGTACCGAATGGGAGGACGTCGAACGCCTCATTATCAACAAAGATGACGGGTGCTGGCCTGCGTCCATCGTGCAGCAACGCCTGCACAACTGGCTCGTCATGTATTTCCACAACATTAGGAAAGGAGCCACACCATCAAAGTGATCATCAGCAGGGTCGGTAATTTCTGGCGCATGGTCACGGAAGATTCGAAAGACGGCACCGTCGAGCGGGTGTTCGTGCCCAGCGTCATCATCAAGTTTCTACTGCACTATTTGAAAGGCAAGGACAAGGAGAAATGAAATGGCAGAAGATAATAAGGAAATGACACCATCGCTGGTGATGCGGCGGTTCTTTCATGCACTCAAGACCGAGAATCTGATGGCTGCGGAACTGCTGGCCACCCACGACAACTTCGACGGCGGCGACGTCGACTACGTTCGCACACTCAACAAGCTGGTCATCGACGGTCTGTCGACTGCGACAATCGAATGGCTGCTGACCTACGCCAAGGGATGCAATCGCCGGTTCTTTCGTCCCGGCAGCGAGTACGCGGGACGGCGGCATAATCGCGGCAACAACTGGCGTGGGTGGATCTGCGACATGGTTCGGCGCTGGATGGCCGTAGCAGGTGCGATGACCGATGAACAGCGCCGCATCGCACGGCTCACCTACGAACTCAATTGGCTGACACCCGGCTACGAATTGATGGATTCGCCGACGGGGCGCGACTGGCTGATGAAGATCAGCACGCCGGACAAGATCCTGAAGATGGCGCTGACCATGCGTACCCATTGGGAAGGCGGCAAGCACGTCAAGCAGCCGATCTGCTTCGTGCTGGTCGACACGCTGATAGCCAAGGCTCCGGTCGACCTGTCGAAGTGCGGCGATGAATTGCTGGCGCAGTACAAGAGCGACGATGCTGGACGTGCAGTCGCGCTACGGTTGATCCGGGCACGCGACACCAACATCCCGATGCCGAAGGAATTCACCGAATTCATTCAGGAAGTCGTCGAGCAGTACAAGTGGTACCAACGTGTAACTCAGGATTTGCCCACGCTAATCGGAGCCAAGACCCATGAAATCGATCCTTGATCCATCCTTCAAGTACGTCGACAGCGCGCACACCAACCTGCGCAAGACGTTCGAGCGTATCCGCAGGGAGCAGCAACCGCCCCCACAACCCGCACCTGCGCTGCCGTCGAACGTCGTGCCGCTTTACACTGGTACGCCCGTACCAAACGTAACTCGTTGAAAAAGTTACATGGTCCGTTCGTTGCTTCACCGTGCAAGTCAACCATCCAAGGGAGCCGCCCATGTTTCGAACCGCACTAGCAGTCGCCCTCCTCGGCATCACCACGGCAGCGTCCGCAACGCTGTGCGACCTGTCGGCCAGCAAGGATCTGTCCTGCACCATCAACGGCACGATCTTCGCCAACCCGTCGAACCTGACCAACATCGGCAGCGGCACCATCTTCCCGTTCCTGACCACGCAGGCGGTCGGCAGCGAGTCGGGCTTCACTACCGACGAACCCGCGCCGAGTCAACTGCCGCTCGACGACAAGCGCGACAACAGCAATACGTTCACCAACACGTTCGCGGATCAGAACCTCGGCACAGTGACGGTCAACGGCATCACCTACTTCGCGTTCTTCCTCGACACCAACGAGCCGGACGGCGGCACCGATCCGCTGATCTCGCTCGACAGCTTCGCCATCTTCGACACCGGCAGCACCTCGGCCTTCACCAACACCACCAAGACCGAAACACTGGCGCAACTGGATGCCACGCCGGGCTTCAGCCTGATCTACAGCCTCGACACGCTGACGCAGGACAACACCGTGCTGCTCGACTCGTCGCTGTTCAAAGGCAGCGGCCTTGGCTTCGACATGACGATGTTGATCCCGGTATCGCTGTTCAACGGAGTCAACCCCGGCGATCGCCTCGTCGTCACCACGCAGTTCGGCCTGAGTGGCGGCACGATCACGGGCGCTGGCACGGCGGACGGCTTCGAGGAGTGGAACGCTGCGGTCGGTGCGGTACCCCCGCCGCCGCCCCCGCCGATCCCGGAACCTGCTACGCTTGCGCTGTTGGGTATCGGCCTCATGGGTCTGTTCGGCGCACGACGCTTTCGCTGATCTTCCTGTCTCTGTCCTTGCGCCGGGGTCCTCATGCCCCGGCTTTTTTTCGTGGGTCATAAATGAACATCGTCATTCGGCAGGTCTACGAAAACTGGTATGCACTTATCGTCAACGGGCATCACGTCTGGACCGGCACCCGCGATGACTGCATCCACAACATGCGGCAACTATTCAAATGAACATCGTCATTCTCGATTTCGAAACTTTCTGGGATCAGGATTACACGCTGTCGAAGATCAGCACCGAGCAGTACGTGCGCGACCCTCGCTTCGAAGTGATCGGCGTTTCCATCAAACAAGGACCGGAGGCTGCGCAATGGTTCTCGGACCCGCTGGAAGTACACACCGCGCTGAACGCTATCAATTGGAGCGAGTCAGCATTACTGGCACACAATACCTACTTCGATGGTGCGATTCTGGGATGGCACTTCGGTATTTATCCCGCGTTCTATCTGGACACGATGTCGATGGCACGCCCGCGATTCAACATGACGTGCGGTACGTCATTAGCCGCACTTTCGAAAGCATTTGAGATCGGCGTCAAGGGCATCGACGCGGTCACGTTCAAGGGCTACCGCCGTGCCGACTTCACTGCCCACGATCTCGCGCAGTACGGACGCTACTGCTGCAACGATGTCGAGCTTACGTGGCGGCTGTTCCAGAAATTGCGCGAGCAGGGCGAACACGAATTCCACCTGATCAATCAGTACATCAAGCTGTTCGTCGAGCCGCTGCTGCAAGTGGACGACCTGCTGCTGCAGGATCATCTGCTCGAAGTGCAAGCGTATCGCGAAGCGGGCCTGAACATGGCCGCGTACGAACTCGGCATCGAACCCGAGAAGTTGAAGCAGGACGTCGTGAGCAACGAGAAATTTGCCAAGCTGCTCGAATCGATCGGCGTAGATCCGCCGAAAAAGATCAGTCCGACCACCGGCAAGGTCACGTGGGCATTCAACAAGACCGATCAGGGTTTCATCGAAATGCAGGAGGAAGCCGAGAACGATCCCGACACGCTGATCAAGACGCTGATCGGCGCGCGGGTCGAGAACAAGAGCAGCATCGAGGAAACCCGTACCAACCGGCTGATCGGCGTAGCATCGCGTGGCATGTTGCCGGTCTATCTCGGACACTACCAAGCGCACACCGGGCGTGCGGGCGGCGGCGACATGATCAACCTGCAGAACCTGCCGGTGCGCGACACCCGCTACGAGTACCCGATCCGGCAGGCGCTGTGCGCGCCGCCCGACCATGAGTGCATCAGCGCCGATCTGGCGCAGATCGAAGCGCGCATCCTCGCGTGGCTGGCCGGGCAGCAGGACGTCGTCGAAGCCTTTCGCGCGTACGACGAGGGACGTGGCCCTGACATCTACTGTGTAACAGCCAGTACCATCTTCGGACGGACGATTACACGGGGGGACGAGAAGGAACGGATGATCGGCAAGATCGTTCGGCTCGCGCTGGGCTACGGCATGTCGCACGTCAAGTTTGCCCGCGTGGCCAAGGTCAAGCAGCAGGAAGCCTACGACATCGTCACCCGGCACCGACAGGCGTCGCGGCACATCGTCGACCTGTGGGATCAGGGCAACAGCGCGCTGCGCTGCATCCTTGTGCATGAGCAGGGGGTGCTGGGCAAGCACGGCGCGCTGCGGGTGAGCAGCGAGGGAATCCACCTGCCGAAGTGGGGCCGGGTGATCCGCTACCCGAACCTGACCCATCACGCGCGCTGCGAGGAGCATCCGGCGTTCTACACCTATCAGAACCGCAAGAAGCTGCCGAAGGTGTACGGAGCCAAGGTGATCGAGAATTGCGTGCAGGCGCTGGCCGGGATCGTCGTGGCCGAGGCATGGCTGCGGCTGGTGGCGCGCGGCCTGACGGTGGTATTGCAGGTCCATGATGAGCTAGTATGCGTAGCACACAAGAACGACGTCGATCGGTGGCTGCCGGTGATCAAGGAAGAAATGACCCGCGTTCCCGACTGGGCACCCGGCCTGCCGGTCGCCTGTACCATCGGCCACGACCCGCGCTATGGGTTGGCGAAAGGGTAAAGGAGGACAAATGGCACTGACACCCATGAGCATGCACGACGCCAGTGAGCGTTGTTTCATCTGCGACAATCACCTCACCGTCGAAAACTGCGCTGTCGTTTTTGCTTGCTTCAACGGCAGCCTTACCATCGGCGATTGCTGCATCGGCATGTTCATGTCGTCGATGATTCAGGACTACGCCACACTGCTACAGCGATACCATGCCGAACATCTGATCCATGCATCGTCAGGTAAAGCGGTCGCCAAGGCGTGCGCGGAAATTTCCCGGCGTAGTTTTCAGTGGGCGGACATCATGGCCTCTCTACAAAAGCCTTCCGCAAAATTCTCGATCTCGCTGGACCAATTCGACGAGGACAAGTAAATGAAGTGGGTGCTGCTCCTGCTGGCTATCGCGGGCTGCACCAGCGTCTATGTACAGACGGGCAACGGGCGTCTTGAAAGCAGCAGCAACATCGAGAAAAGTGGGCGCGTAGGACGCAGCAGCACAACCACCGAAATCCAACCCAAGAAGGAGAAAGACGATGGCAGCGATATCGATCCCCGGCCTGACCTATAACGGTAAGCCCTGCAGCTACGACGATGGTATTACCGATACGCAATCACCGCCCGCAGGCGGTGGCACCGAGCCGAAGGCCGGGGCCGGGCCAAACAGCTATCTGTACAGCAAGGTGAAAAACGGCACGCCGGACAACTTCTGGCTGGGCAAGAAGCTGTACGATTACAAGCAGGATCTCGCGTCGATGCCGGGGTCGCATCAGTTGTACTACGACATCCTCGTCAACAACTACGGCAAGCGGTACTCGGATGCAAATCCAGCACCCGCAGGCTATTACAAGGACGAGCCGATGAAGAAGCACATCGACGCGCTGATCAACGACGCCAGCTACAACGGCCAGCAATTCGACATGGCGTCGTATACTGGCCCGCTGATTCCAATCTACGATCAACTGGTCGTGGACATGAAGGCCGGGCTGATCGGACCGCCCGCTTGATCAACGGCATCTATATCGCGCAGCAGTCGAGCGGACCTTCGTAAGAGGGTACGGGCGGTTCGGATGCCACCCACTTTTTCTAGGAGATTCTGCATGCAACCTTTCCTCGCAATGGTTTACCCGATTGGCGGTCCCGGTGGCGGCGCGCACCCCGATCAGGGTCTGCCCGGTGGCGGCTATCCGTCGCACGGTCTGCCGCAACCCCCGATCGATCCGGGCTTCGGTCGTCCGGGTGGCGGCTGGTCGCCGGTCGATCCCGGCTACGGTCAGGGTCGTCCCAATCGTCCCGACCAAGGGCTACCCGGCTACGGGCATCCCGATCAGGGGCTTCCCAGTTACGGCCACCCCGACCAAGGTTTGCCGGGCATGGGCGGGCATCCCGATCAGGGGCTTCCGGGTGGTGGGGGCGGCAGCACGCTTCCCGTGTGGTCGCCGCGCTTCGGCTGGCTGATCATGCACATCGCGAATCGTCCGGACCAGAGCTTGCCGGGTAGCGGCGCGCGACCGGATCAGGGTCTGCCGGGGCAAGGCGGGCATCCGTCCACGGGACTGCCGCCGAACTACGTCAGCGGCCAGCCGGCGCCGCCACCGGGGCATGTCAGCGGTCAGCCGGTGCCGGGTGCACCGCCGCAAGCGGGGCAGTTGCCGGGGCAGACGCCTGCACCGAAGGAATATCCCGACAAGATCGGGTAACGAGTCGGTCCCCCCGAAGCGACAACCTGTCGCTTCGGGGTTAGGAGCCAGCATGAAGAAGCATCCGGGGTTTGCCGCAGTGCAGGCGAAGATCGCTGCGAGCGGGGGTTACAGTAAAAAAGCTGCAGGTGCGATCCTCGCCGCATCGTCACGCAAGGCGAGTGCTGCAGCGAAGAAGAAAAATCCGAGGCTGAAAAAAGTATGACCGTCGCCCTCGAAGCGAAGCCGATCGCGTGGTCGTACTCGGCACTGGATCAATTCCTGACCTGCCCGAAGCAATACGCGGAGATCCGCGTATTCAAGAATTTCAAGGATCTGAATACCGAGCAGCGCGACTGGGGCAACCACGTGCACTCCTGCATCGCGCTGTCGCTGACGCAGGGCGTGCCGTTGCCGTCGGATATGGATCAGTGGCAGCCGGTCGTCGAGCAGTTCCGTGCGCTGAAGGGTGAGCTTGTCGCAGCGGAAGAACAGTGGGCGTTTACTCGTAGCCTGCAGTCGTGCGACTGGTTCAGTAAGGAAACGTGGCTACGTGTAATCATCGATGCGCTGTGGATCGACGGCAAGGTTGCGAAGGTCGTCGACTGGAAAACCGGCAAGCGCCGGTTCGGCTCGCACCAGCTAGAATTGTTTGCGGCTGCGGTGTTCGCGCGGTTCCCGCAGGTCGACGAAGTGCGCGCGATGTTCGTGTGGCTGAAGTCGTTCCAGCAGGACAAGGAAACCTACCATCGCAAGGAATTGCCCGTACTGTGGAACCGCTTCCTGCCCGACGTGAACCGACTGGAGTACGCCCACAAGACCGCGACATGGGTACCGAAAACGTCAGGACTGTGCAGTCAGCATTGCCCGGTGACGACGTGCACGTTCAATGGCAAGAGGAGACAGTAATGAAGCTGACGCCGGAACAGGTACAAGCATTGTGCGAAATGCCCGCCAGCAAGCGAGCGGCATTCGCAAGCGGCTACGCAGCGGGTGCCGCTGACATGCGGGAAGCGGCGGCGAAGGCGGCAGGCTGGCCTATGGACAAGCATATCCGATCCCTTCCCTTGGAACCGCCCAAAGTACAGCCTACTAAGGATCACGCCGCATTCGACCGCTATGTGAATGGCTTACCAAGGAGCAGTGATGTCGCATCCGGCCATTGATCGCGCCCAAACGCTGGCCTGCAGTCGATCATGGTTGGAGATCTGCAAATGCTTCGTCAGTGAGCATGACGAGCTTGTACGCTTACGAGGAGAACGTAATGCCCAGTGTCAGCGCGAAGCAAGCGAAGCTGATGGCTGCAGCGTGCCACAACCCGGCGATCGCGAAGAAACGCAAGATCAGTCAGAAGGTCGCGTGTGAATTCAACAAGGCTGATGCAGGAGGAAAGTTTCTAAAACAGAAAAGGAAGAAGAAATGATATGCCAGCCACACCCGAAGGGAAGCTGAAAGAAAAGGTCAAGCAATTACTGAAGGACGCAGGTTTCTGGTACTTCATGCCCGTAGCAGGACGCGGTACCATCGGCATTCCTGACATCGTTGGCTGCACGCCAAAGGGCCGGTTCTTTGCAATCGAATGCAAGGCTCCGGGCGGCAAGCTGACGCCGCTGCAGGACAAGGTGCTGGTGGACATTACTAGGCAGCATGGCTACACCTTCGTGGTGTGGCCGAGCAACCTGTATCAACTACAACAACTGATCGAGTCGATCAAATGAAAATAGTGGGTGACGACCTGTACATCAAGCTGCGCGATCCGCGTCAGGTTCTCGCGCTGATCCCGCATGCCGAACAGTACGACCAGCACATCGTACGGATCCCGCACGACATCGAGGAAACGAAAGTTCTCAGGAACATAGGTATTCCGGTCCCGGCACCAATCCTCACGCGCTACCACTGGCCGGGGCTGTACCAGCCGTTCGATCACCAGCAGGAGATCGCCGCGTTCGCGACGCTGCACCCGCGCTGCTTCATCCTAGCTGACATGGGGCTGGGCAAGAGCCTCGCTGCACTGTGGGCTGCGGATCACCTGATGAATCTGGGCGTGCTGCGCAAAGTGCTGATCATGTCCACGCTCTCCTGCTTGGATGCGGTGTGGCACGCCGAGATCTTTCGGCACTTCATGCATCGCACGTCGATCGTCGTGCACGGCAGCAGGAAGCAGCGCATCGACGCGCTGAAGGAGGACGTCGACTTCTACATCATCAACCATCACGGCCTGAAGATCGTGCAGCAGGAGCTTGCCGAGCGCGACGATATCGACCTGATCATCCTCGACGAAGGGTCGGCCTATCGCAATTCGCAGACCGACATGTACAAGACATTCCGCAAGCTGCTGCGTCCCGAGCAACGGCTGTGGATACTGACCGGGCAACCCTGCCCGAATGGTCCAGTCGATGCGTGGGCGTTGGCGCGACTTGTTTCACCGGGCAGGGTCCCGGCCTACTTCGGACGGTGGCGCGACGAAACGATGCGCAAGGTGTCGCTGTTCAAGTGGGTCGCCAAGGAGGACGCGATCGACAAGGTGCACCGCGCGCTGCAACCGGCGATCCGCTTCGCGAAAGCCGACTGCCTGACGCTGCCGCCGACGATCTATCTCGATCGCGAAACGCAAATGTCGCGCGAGCAGCAGAAGTGGTTCAGCGAAATGAAGTCGCGCCTGCTGATCTACGCGCAGGAAAACGTCATCACGGCGAACAATGCGGCGATACTCCTCTCGAAGCTTCTCCAAATTGCTGCGGGCTGCGTGCGCTCCGACAGCGAGGAATACGTGCCGCTCGACGTGACCGAACGCCTTGCCACCCTCGACGAGATCGTTGACGAAGCCAACGCCAAGAGTGTAGTATTTGTACCCTATCGTGGCGCTCTGCACCAAGTCGTAGCCCATCTGGAGAAACGCTTCACCGTGGCGAAGATCGACGGTGAGACAAGCAGGACCAAGCGCAGCGAGATCCTGCGAGCGTTCGAGTCGACGGCGCATCCGCAGGTCATCGTCGCCCATCCCAAGACGGCGGCGCACGGGCTGAATCTGGTGGCTGCGGACACGATGATCTGGTTCTCGCCAATCCACTCGCTCGACGTCTACGGGCAGGCGTGCGAGCGCATGGCGCGACCGGGGCAGAAGCTGACCACCCGCATCGTGCACATGGGCGCGACCAAGGTGGAGTGGGGCGTGTATGCCGCGCTGCGCGACAAGGACAACCTGCAGCAACGGTTGCTGAAGCTGTTCAAAGAGGAACTACAGGTGTAATATGTAGTACAACGCAGTACACTAAAGGAAGAACTATGGAAATTGAAACGATGCAGGATGCCCTGCTGCTTTACCGACGGATCGAAGCCAAGCAGGACGAGTTGAAAGCGAAGTACGAACTGGACAACGGCAAGTACGTTCGCGCGATGAAGCAACTGGAAGTGGTCATGCTGCAACTGCTGCAGGCGCAGGGCGTGACCCACATGAAGATCGACGGGATCGGACTGGTGAAGCAGGTCGACAAGCGCCGCTTCGGCTGCGCCGACTGGTCGCTGTTCTACCCGTGGGTCGTCGCCAACGATCGGCCCGACCTGTTCCAGAAGCGGCTGCTGGATTCGGCAATGGAGCAGTATCTTGAGGAAAGCGGTGGCCTGCCGCCCGCGTGTAAGCTGGAAACAACCCGCACCATAACCGTACTGAAAGGGTGACATGAACAACGCACTGGTGGTACTGCAGCAGAACGCTCTCAATCTCGTCGACGACGAGAACACCAAGGCCCTCGCGCAGTCGATCGGCGCGGGCCTGACCGGGGGTGGCTTCGGCAATCGGATCTCGCTGCGCGGGAACCGCTTCCGCTTCATCATCAACGGCACCGACGTCGGCGCGCATCGCGAGAGCTATCTGGACGTGGTGCTGCTCGCGGCGAACCCGCACGTGTCGCGGATCTATTACGCCAAACAGTTCGATCCCAGCAGCAAGGCGGAAGCGCCCGACTGCTATTCGCTCGACGGCAAGATCGCCGACCCGGAAGCGCCCAACCGGCAGAATGCCGCTGGTGGGTACAAGTGCGCGACGTGCCCGCAGAACGTCAAGGGCAGCGCGCTGCGCGGCGATTCGAAGGCCAAGGCGTGCGCGTATAAGAAGCGGGTCATCGTGGTCGCGCCGGATTCGATCGACGGCGATCTGTTCGCGCTCGACGTGAACGCGATGTCGCTGTTCGGGGACGACCAGTCGGCGCAGAACCTGTACAACCTGAAGTCGTACATCGAAACGCTGACCGCGCATTCGATGATGGTGGTCAAGCTGGTGACGCGGCTGACGTTCGACGAACGCTCGTCGGTGCCGAAGCTGTTCTTCAGTCCGCTGCGCATCCTGACACCCGCCGAATGGGAGCAGGCGAAGGGCCGCGTGACCGAGGACGCCATCCAGTTGATGCTGGGCGATGTCGTCAACGGCGCGGAGACTGGCGAAGTGAAGCCGGAAGCAGTACGCACGGCAGCGCCAGCGGTCCCGCAGCAGCCTGCAGCGCCTGCGGTGGCACCTACCCCGCCTGCGCCTGCTGCCGCCGCGCCTGCGACCCCGCAGATGCCGCCGCTGCCCCGTCCGCGTGGCCGTCCGGCGAAGGATGCTGCACCGCCCGCACAACCTGCTGCACCCGCAGCGGCGAGTAATGGTAACGGTACAACCGAAGCACCGGCACGCGGATTCGCCGCAGGTGCTGCACCCGCACCTGCACAAGCTGCCGCACCCACCGAGGGCGCGCCGAAATCGAAGGGGTTCACCATCGACCTTGAAGATTACGACGCGTAATCAACAGCCAACAGAAAGGGGTAGCCAAGCATGGGAAGCGATCCCTACAATGCGGCTGTTGACGAGTTGTCGCAGATTGGCATTGGCATCATCGAAGTAGGCGTGCCCCCGCCCAAACGTGGGGGTTTCATTACCGAGCTACGGAGCATTCTGGGTCGCATGGCCGTTCACGATTCCATCGAACTGAAGAACGTTTCTCGCACCAAGGAGAAGCAGGTGCGGGTCCGCATCACCGAGCAGGCACGCAAGCTGAAGCGCGGCTTCTCCGTCCGCGCCGAAAAACGACCCAAGGGGGATACCCACTCGCGTACGCTGCGCGTCTGGCGTATTCGGTAGTCTCACGGGGGGCCGCGCAACGCGGCCCCCTACCAACATAAGGACCGCGCGCAATGCTGTCTCTCGACGCATTCCTCGCGCGCATCTTGCCGTCCAGTGGTGACATCGTTGTGGTGGAAATGACCCCGACCGGGGCGATCCACTACGCGTTCACGTCGATTCCACAAGCCGTCGCCAAGATACGTGCGCTCGAACAGATTCGTGCCAACATCTACATCGCCATGGCCGGATTCAAACCCGGCAGCGTCAAACTCCGCAAGGGACGCAAGCAGGAGAACGTCGAACACCTGCGCTCCCTGTGGCTCGATCTCGATGTCGGCCCCGAAGCGGACAAGTACCCCACGCAGCGTGATGCTGCGGCTGCGCTCAAGACATTCATCGATACGACCGGCCTGCCCGATCCTCTCGTAGTCGGCTCTGGTGGTGGATTGCACGTGTATTGGCCGCTCGACACCGACATCGATCAGCCGACGTGGAAGCCGCTGGCGCTCGCGCTGAAGGCGCTGTGCGCCAAGCATGGGCTGAAGATCGACGTACGCTGCACGGCGGACGCCGCGCGCATCCTGCGCCCGGTGGAAACGACCAACTGGAAAACCGGCATTGCCAGACCGGTCAAAGTCAAGATCAATTCGCCCGCCTACGCGGTGAGCGATCTGCGCCCCTTGCTTGGCTTGAACGGTGTGAACATCCTGCAACGTATCCCCCACACAGGTATCAACGGTAATAGTTACGGACTAGGCTCCATCGATATAGCTGATCCGGAACAATTCGATGGTCAGAAAATTCTCGATGGTTGTAAGCAGATGCAGTGGGCGATGCACAACGCCGACGATGTGCCCGAACCGATGTGGCGTGAAATGGTCGGCACGCTGTACAAGAGCAACGCGCCACACCTGATTCACATGCTGTCGCAAGGTCACGCCGCGTACGATTACACCGAAACCGAATCCAAGGGTCGCCTGTGGAAGGGCCGGGGCGCAACGTGCAAATCGTTAGAAACCCAGCATCCGGGCGGCTGCATCGGCTGTCCGCATCTGGGGGTTATCAAGTCGCCCTCAACGATCGGCTTCATCGACACGCCAGCACCGGAGATCCATATCGATCCAGCTACGGCAATGCCGCAGGGCTGGTTTCATCAGGACGGCATGTTGTGGATGCATACTGAGGAAGGATCAACCAAAATCTATTCGGGCACGATCGAAGTCGGCGACCCGTTCATGGACCGCAACAACTTCGGTATCTCGCGCCTGCTGGCCCCGATGGCAACCATCGTGAATGGTTCCCGCACCGAAGGCTATGTCGACTATGCCGCCACGCTGTCTCCCGGCGAACTGCACAAGGCGCTCACCTCCTGCGGCATCGTATTCGAACCCCGCTATCACAAGAACGCTATGGCCACTATCCGCGCATGGTTGCAGGACGTACGCAGCAAGGCTGCCGTATCACCGGCTCACCGCCAACTCGGCTGGAATTCGACCGCGATCTACGATCACGCAGCACGTTACATTCTCGGCGAGACAACCTATCAACCCGATGGTACGACAGTACACACCCGGCTCTCCGAAAACATCAAGCCGTTCGGCAAAGACATCCACGCGCATGGCACGCTGCAGGACTGGCAACAGGCGTATAACCTGCTCGGATTGCCCGGCTACGAAGCGCACATGGTCATGTCGTGGATCGCCTTCGGTGCACCGCTGACGCGGCTGGATGCCACGCCGCCTGCGATGGTGCATGCCTACAGCCAGAACAGCAGTCAGGGCAAGACCAGCGTGCTGAACCTGATCAATTCGGCCTATGGCGACCCGGCGTCGGCCAGCATGTCGTGGTCGTCGAATGCGACGACTAATTCGATCCAGACGGCGCTGTCCGTCATGAACGGCATTCCGATGGGTGTCGACGAGCTTACCCGGCTCGAACCCGACGAGCAGCACCGGCTGCTCTACGAATGCACGCAGCAGATGGGGCGCAAGCGACTGAAGCAGGACGGCACGCTGCAGGAATCGGTGATGACCAAGACGATGCTCTACAGCACTGGCAATACCAGTCTGCAGAGTATCGCATCCACGATGCAGATCGACGACACGCCGCTGCAGGCGCGGCTGGCCGAGATCGAACTGAACCTACCACCGATGACGCCGCAGGAACGCAGCACCCGGCGCATTCTCGTCGAATCCGTCCGCAACAACTTCGGCCACGCCGCGCCGGTCTACGTCGGCTACGTCGTGCGGAATCAGGAGAAGGTGTCGCGGCTGCTCGCCACCGTGCGCCAGAAACTCGAACATGCCAGCGGGGCCGAGAACATCGAACGCTTCCAGATCAGCACCTTCTCCACGATGATCACGGGCGCGCTGCTCGCCCGCAAGCTGGGACTGATCAGCCACCCGGTCGAGCGAGGCATCGAGTGGATCGTTGACTGGTTCGCGCAGCAGCGCAGCGAGCAGACCCGCGCATCGTCGCCACTGGCGATTCTGGAGCGCATGATCAGCGATTTCCAGCTTCACGTGCTGGTGGTCACGCGGGACCAGCCGGTCCTTGTGAACATCACCGCGCCGAAGCTGGTCGATATCGTCAAGCGTCCACCGCGCGAACTGTTCGCCCGCTACGCAATCGAGGAACAGCGCCTGTACGTACACGCGTTCAAGATCAAGCACTGGCTGGTCGAGCATCAGTTAAACGTGAAAGCCACGCTCGACGCATGGCACAAGACGGGACTGCTGCAGGATCTGCACCAGTCGGTCAACCGGCTCGGCGGCTACACCGAATACAACGTCGAGCGCCAGCGATGCTACATCTTCGATGTAAAGACGCTGGATACCCTGCAGGACGTGCTGTCACCATGATGCCGGACGAGCCGGAAGTCAGCGAACGGATGAACCCCGTTCAGTACACGTGGCACCTGCTGCAGCTATTCGCGTGGGCGCTGTGGCCGAAGAACGACTGCCCCTATTGCTGGTGGTACCGGGGCGTCGCCGTGGGTCTTTTACTTGGAGGGATCGTTACGTGGTCGACGCTGCTGATTCTGAAAAACTAGCAGAACGCTGTGCGGATCTGCACGACAAGGTGCGGAGCATCCTGCAGCAGGAGCCGATACACATTCGCGTCAACGTGTTGCTGGCGAGCCTGTTTGGCGCGACCGACGGCGCACCGCATCAAACGTGGGCACCCTTCCTCGCCAACTTTCTCGTTCTGCTGGCCCAGCGCGACGGAGTATTCATCGGCGTAGCTGCAACGAACGAGGGCGAGGGTGACGAGGAGGGTGAATCCGCAACTCTACACTAGCGCATTCGCAGTACCGGGATGGAAATCCCACCAAACAGTACCCCTAGTAATACGATCACCGCGATCAATCCCAGCACCACCATGACCACCGTCTTGAACGGATCCGGTAGTGGGATCTGCCCAACGACCCAGTAGATCAGGTAGAAAACGAGGGCGAGTACGACAACGGTAATCAGCAGACCGATTAGTCCTTCCATCATCCACCACCTTTCCCAGTGATGTGGTAATACTGCCGCAGCGCCTGCTGCTGCAGTTGCTGCTTCTGCGTGTTGATCGCCAGATCATCCGCCTGCGGACGCGATTTGAAATCCTTGTACAGCGTGCTGATCTGCTTGTCGGTATCGGCGAACAACTTCTGCAGCGCGGCGAGCTTCTGCGTATCAGGCGTCGGCGTGCCGCGCCGCAACGCCTGCGGATTGGTCGCGTAGTATTTCGCTTCGAGCGTTTCCTGCTTGGCGAGATTGTAGTTGTCGTCGTCGGCGAAGCTCGTCGCCGTGGTGTCGAAACGCTTCTCGATCGGACGCAGCAGGTCAGCCCCACCACGCGTGTCAACCTGTCCCGGATACGACGGCGGCTTGCCTGACCCCAGCACGTCCGACCAGTAGTTCGTGTACCCCGTAGGATCAAACGCCGCTGCGATGTACTTCAGTTGTGCCGGTGCCACATCAGCACCCGTCGTCTGGTAGATCGCCTTCGCCGCATTCACCGCCAGCGTGTTCTCGTTCTTCGAGTACATTTCGCGCAGCGGCATCCCCGCCTTCGCATGGGCATCCTTGTTCTGCACGATCTCGCTGCCGAACGTATTCTGGTTCTTGCTGATGTCGTAGACCGGCAGCAGCACCGAGGGCGTGATCGTGCGCAGCAGGTAATCCGACAGGTTCGACTTGTAGCCGGTGATGTCCTGCTGCGGCGTGTTCAGCGGCGACACCGCCTGTGCGACGACGCGTAGCATCCGCGACCACATCTGGTCCGGAGTCGACTGCGTGTCACCCCAGATACCGTCGCCGATCGTGTTGCCCAGCGCGTAGAACGGGGCCAGTTCCTGCGGGATCGGGTAGCCCGCCGCACCTTCGTGGAAGATGAGCATCGAGTCGCGCTTGTTCTGCTGGATCTTGCCGTACTTCGATTTGCCGTCCTTATCCTTGTCGCTGTCCCGATAGCCTATCGCCGCAGCCATCAGACCCAATCCCATCAGTCCCACCGTCGCCGCCTGCGTATACGGATTCCTCTCGTTGACCAGTTTGTCGTAGTACGTTGCCAGCCCCTGAATCTTCGCGTTGGCGAACAGGTACAGCGGTCCCAGCGGCACCGTGCCGCGCGTTTCGAAATTGACCGTGGTGGTTTTTGCCGCGATCGCCGCGCGATGTTCCGCCGCCTGCGGCGTCATGCCCTGCGCCAGATGATGCTCGTTCACCGTGTTGAAAATGGCGAGCCGGGTACCCGATTCAAGCGCCTGCGAAAACGCCATCAGCATTTCGCGCGCCTGCCTGCCGCGCTGCTTCAGCGTGTCCGTGGTCGACGGACTGAACTTGCCGTTCACCGCAGCAGTGATCGGATCCAGCCCTGCGTACGCCTGCTGTGTCACCAGCCCACCGGCTTCCTTCGCCTGCTTGTAGATCCCCTTCGCTTCCTTGCCAAACGCTTCGGCGAACGAACTGTAGAACGCCGATCCCCACACCTGCGGCGACGCCAGATGCATGAAGAAGCGCGCCCGCGAGTATTCTTTCGACAACTGCACCGCCGTCGTGCTGATGTCACGCAGCAGGTTGAACACCGCGAAGCCGGGGTTCGCCGCCGTCTTGCCCAGCGCCATGATGTGCGACATCGTCGCCACCGCACCGATCGCCGCCGTCTTGGCTGACTGCTTCTGCGCACCACTAAACGACGACAACGAATTGAAGATCGCGTCGTCGGCGATGCTCATGTACACCCGCTGGCCGTCACCGACGAACACCTGCACCGCACGGGGATCGAGCGGACTGACCGTGTCGATGCCGTAACCCAGCGTGAAATCGCGCGGGTCGATCTTGATCTTGGTCTGCGTCGGCGTCGAGAACTTGAACACCGGCTTGCCGTTCTCGTCGACGATATTGAACATCTTCGACGCAAGCTCGTAGACGATGCCACTGATGTTGTTCTGCTCGCCGCGCATCACGGTGCGGATCATGTTCTCGCGGATGCGCTGGAACGGCACTGTGCCCATTGCGGTGGCACCTGTCGCGGTCTTGCCGCTGACCGTGCGGTCGCCAATCTGGATCGGCACCCAGTATTTGTAGGTACCCTTGATCCGGTCGACGACCGCCTTGGGCATCAGGTGGTACGCCTGCGCCATGTCGAGCGTCGCATCGCCCATCTGCTTGTACAGCATGGCGAGCTTTTCCACTTCGGCGAAATACGCAGGCGAATTTTTGCGCAAGTTGTCGTTGGACGTCTTGGCCGCAAGCTGGTCGGATTTCAGCTTGTCGAGCGCCTGCTTCGCCTCGCCGGTTTTCCAGTCGGTGTTCGGATCAAGCATCTGCTGCTTGTGCGCCGCGCGCTCCTCGAAGTGCAGATTGGTCACATCCTTGTCGATTTCCTCCTGCGTCAGGCCGAACTTCTTTTCCATCGACGCGCCCTGATCGGCGATCGGCTTGGCGTACTTTTGCTCCTGCTCCGCGATCTTGTTCGCCGCGTGGGTATTGCGCAGCACCGCCTGATCGTCGACCTTCAGTTCATCAGGCAGGTTCTCGTTGTGCGCGGCCATTACCGCCTTGACCTCGCGTCCCAGATCCTGCGCTCCCGCGTAGCGATTCTGGAAATAGCTCTGCAGCATGATCTTCTGCGCGCCGCCACCCAAGATCTTCGGTACCCACTTCGGCACCCGCCCGCGCTTCAGCATCAGGTCCTTCGCCGGACCGCCCGGCGTCAGCGATGCCGGTGCGGTCTGGTTGTTGGTATTGCTGCCACCACCCCCACCCGTCTGCACCTTCGCCGTGGACGATGCCGGTGCGCTGCGCTGCCCGCTCGCCCCCAACTGCGCCTGCACCGCTGCCTTGTTCGGGACGTTGGTTTTGACCGCGTTCGGATCGGTGGTGACGTTGTTGGTCGTCGACGTGTAGACGTTCCACGTGCCGTCGCTCTGCTCGTAGGCGACGGTCTGCAGGTTGCCTTCGTGGTCGTACCCCGGCAGGAACTCCTTGGTCGCCGTCGGCGGCGTCGGCGTCGCGGGCTGCGCTTCGTTCAGCGGGGGGATCGACACATGCCCCTGCTCGGTGATCATGTCCTCGACCTGCTGCCGCGTCAGCTTCTGGATGCGTGTCGCCTTGTCCCCCTTCGGTTCGGCGTGTGTTGCTTCGTAATAGTTGTAGGTTCCGTCCTTATTCTGGTAGGCGATCGCCGTACGCTCGCCGGTTTTCGGGTCCATTCCCGTCAGCGCATCGCTTGGCGTACCAGCGTATGCCTTGCCGATCTGTTGATTCCGCTCGGCGGCAGCCTCGTTCTGCAGATTGGCCGACAGGCTGAACACGCGCGAGTCCAGCAGGTCCTCGCCGGTCATCAGCGTTTCCGACAGCACACTGCGCACGCCCAGCAGATTCAGCACGAATTTCTTGAACGCCGACAGCGCGTTGAACGGACCGTGCGTGCTTTCACCCGGCAGCGGGATCCCGCGCAGGTGATCCTGAAACTTCGGATTGCTGAATGCCTCGGCGACGAATTCCTCGACGCTGTGGAATCCCCGTGCATCTTGCATACCCTTGCTGTCCGGGTGCGCCTTCGCATACTCGAACAACTGGTTCATCCGCGCCGCAGCGGCCTTCTGCTGGGGGGTCTGCGGATTGCGTAGCGCCGCCTGCGTCCCCGCATGGGTGACTTCGTGCAGCACCGTGGCGTCGTCGCCCTTGACCGGATCGATGGTGATGCTATTGGTGCTGGGAACGTATTCGCCCTTGACCTTGCCCGGCAACTCGCCCATCTCGATCGACGCGGTGACACCCACTTCCTGCAGGCGTCCGGCGACCGCGCGCTGCAGCGCATCGGGTGACGTCGTCTTGAGCGTTTCCAGCGCCGTGTCGACGCTGCCGTTGGTGACCGCGCGAGCGACGTCCGGCGACACGCCGCCACCCCCCGGCCCGACGTTCTGCAGATCCTCGTCGCTGACTTTCGCCGACGGCCGCCACAATTCGTTGTGATCCGCTTCGACCAGTTGCCACGCTTCGGCACGTGGTACACCGTGGTCCTGCTCCAGCGCGTCGACCGTCTGCTTCTTGGCCGCAAGTTCCGCAGCGGCCTTGTTGACAATCTCCGGTGCCGTGGTGCCCTGCGCCTGCACCAGCCCCCATGCCTGCGCTCGCGAGAAACCGTACTGGGCGACCAGCGAATCGGTCAGGTCCTGCTGCTGCGTCAGGGTTTCGGTATCTGCTGCAGTGCGTCGAGTACGCTTGGGGACTGCATCAGCGTTTGACTTACCTCGTCGAAGATTGCCTGTTCGTCGTCCGGTCCCAGTAGCCGCCCGGCCAAGCCCGACCGATGCAAGCTCTTGCGCAATTGAGCTAGGACGTACGACACCTGTGGATCCTGCTTCAGCTTTTGTGCGACCGCGACGGAGCCGCTCAGATATTGCGGTGGCATTTGAAAGTAACGCTGCGCCGATGCTGCCGGGGGCTGCTGGGGCAAGGGGGGTTGCTGCGGCACGGCCACGCTTGAGCGTGCCGACTTGCGCAGCGTCGGCGGGGGTCGCGGTCGGCTGGATAGTTTGAGCGTCCGCGACCGCGCTTGCGGCGGTGGGCGTCCCGGTGACGGTCGTTTTAGCGCGTTGGGCATTGGTGGCCTCGGGTGTTGCCGTCGTAGAACCGCGTTTAAGCGTCGCTACGGCAGGCTTGGCTGGGGTAGGTGCTGGCGGCAGCGGCGGCGCGGTGGCGCGGGCTGCCTTGTCGGCTGCTGCGACGATGTCGGCGGTTTCCTGCTCTGCGAGGACCAGCAAGCCCAGCATGCGTGGGTCGGCTTGTCCTGCCGCAACCTGCGCGATCAGCCGGTCGGCGAGGGTGCCCCCGGTCCCGGTGGCAGTGCCGGGGATGGCGGCTGCGGTGGCGACGGCGGCGCGCTGCCGGGAGCCAAGCCCGCCAAGGCCACGTCGTCCTCCTGTGCCGAGTCCGGCGAACCCGCCCCCGCCGCCCCCTCCTGCTGCGCCGCCTTCAACAACGAGTCCACCACTGCCTGCGCGTCCTCCTGCGAGATCTGATCCTGCGGGTGTGCCAAGTTGTGTTCGTGTATCGCCTGCATTACCGCGCTGATCAGCACGTTGATTGGCAGCATTGACGGTGTCCTGAAGAATTTGGTTGGCGCGCTGGCGGATCGCCGTCTGGTTGCGTTGCGGCAGCGCCTTCAGCGCGTTGTCGACGCGGGTAGTCGATTCGCTGACGACTCGCGGTGAAAGCGATACCGCAGGTGGCGCACCCGCTGCAGTTTGTTGCTGCACGTGCTGGTCGAGCAGAGCGCCACGCTCGGCTTCCATGTTCGCATGCGCCGCCGCTGCCTGTGTCGCGTTCTGGATCGCGTCCAGCATAGCGAAGTGCGCCATCCACGCGTCGTTCGCCGCCTGCCGGTCCGCCCCGGTGCGGATGTTGAGGACGTTGCGAATGGTGTCCTGTACCGGCGTTTCACCCTGCACCCGTGGTGTGGCTGCAGTCGGCGTACCGGCCAGCGTCGCCTGCGTCTGCTCCAGTGTCTGCTGGGCGACCAGCCGATCGTGGATGTCCTGCAACCCCTGAATCGTTGCTTCGGCCTGCTTGCCAGTGCGCCCCGACAGATTGTCGATCGCCTGCTGGATCGCCGCAGGCGCATCCTTCACATCGGTGACGGCATCGATCGGACCCAGTTCCTTTTGGTACTGGTTATCCTTGACCGTTACACCGACTTCCTGCAGTGCTGCGCGCACCCCCGCGCCGGTCAGCGTTTCACGCAACGCCGCGCGATCTTCCTCGGGCGTCGATTCGTTGGCAGGAACGGCTGCCTGCCGGGCGGCGATCGCCGCTGCCGTGTTCACCGCAAGCTGGCCTTCGGGAGTGATCGGCGTCGTCACGTCCGGCGTCACAGCAGGCGCGGGTGCAGGTGCTGCCTTCTTCAGCGTGTTCTCGAACGGTGCTGCAAGGCCCGCGTGGATGCCACCGGTCAAACCACCGACCACCCCACCGCCCACCGCCTGCTCCAGCGCACCCTGCGTCGTCGGACGCGTTGGGTCCGCCTGCTGCATCGCGAGATTTTCGGAGATCTGCTGGCCACCCGACTGCAGAAATTCCTCGGGGGTTTCCGCCGCGACGCCCAGCCCGATCTTCTTGGCAATGCCAGTGATCTCGCCCCGGAAGATCTTGGTCAGTGCGGCGTCGCCGATACCACCGAACGGCAGCGTCGACAGCGCGGTCAGCGCGAACGCCTTGGTATCTGCATCACTTGCAAGTTTCGTGCGCGCTTCCTTCGGCGTCATCGTCTGCAGCAACTGCTGGTACACCTGCGATTTCTGCAGCGTGTCCTCGGGCATGTTCATTATTTCCTGCGTGACGCTGCGCCCCGACTGCTCGCCTGCCGTCAGCCCTTCGAACGTGCCACCCGCCAGCCACGCCAGCACCGCCGTGCCCGCTGCTTCCAGTCCCAGTGCAGGCGCAATCGCCGTCGCCGCAGCAGCAATCGGCAGCGCAGCGGCGGATTCCGGTGCCGACTGCAGCACGCCGCTCGCATACGAGCGCCAGTCGGTGAATGCCGGTCCGATGTGCGTACCCTGTGCATCCTCGGTCAGCCACTTCTTCTGCTGTGCCGCCAGCATTTCCGGCGTCTGGTTCGCCGTGTCCTTCTTCATGACGTCATCGAGCGACGGCATGCCGAGAGCCTTGCCGGTGCTTTCGATTCCGCTCGCGACCCAGTCCGGCAGGAACCGCTGCACCAAGCCACGAAAATCCTGCGCCGCGATGTCGGTGCCGATCTTCAGTTGTCCGGCAAGTTCACCCGGAATGCTCTGCGTAACCGGACGCGGGGAACCTGCGACGAAGTTCGCGATCGACTGCTTGACGTTCTCGGGCGGCATGCCCATGTCGGCTAACTGCTTCGGCAGCGCGACGTTCACGTACTCGTCGTACGCTTCGGTCGGCGACAGGTTCGGCATGATCTGCTGATACTGCTGCAGATTGGTGAATTCGCCCACGGGTGTGCGCGTATCCAGCGGCGGTTCCGGCGCTACCATCGGCTGCTGCTGTGCCTGCTGATACTGCTGCACGATGGCCATCATATCCGCCGCGCTCATGCCGCCGAACGGAGCCGTTGCGTCGGTCCCGTAGGGGGACGCCGAAGGCAGCGCAAGTGCAGCGCCGTAAGGAGTCGCTGCAGCGCCGAAGTCGTCAGCCAAAGTTCATTCCCTTGAGCGTGGAATCGACGAGACTTTGCATATACCGGTGCGTGTCCGCGTCCTCGATACCCGTGCCGCTCGAATCACGCAAACCCATTGCCACATCCATCGGCAGTCCAGTCACCGAATCGGTTGCACCGTACATGTGCGCGAGCATAGCCTGCACCGGGGACCGCTGCGTGCTGAACGCACTCGGCGGCGTTGCGGCGATCTCGGCCAGCGTCGGCGTTCCTCCCCCCTGCGCAAACTGCGGATAGGGGATCGGCGGCTGCGACACACTTCCGGGTGACAAGGACGCCAACTGCGACAGATCCGGCGTGCCCTGTGTCGGGCCTGCATACTGCGGCAATGGCTCCGTCGGTGTCGTCTGCGATGGCCCGATGCCCAACTGCGCCATCAGGCGTTCGACCTGATCCGACGGTCCCTGCGGTCCACCGGGCGACATGGCAAGTTGATCAGGCGAATAGCCGGGCATCTGCGGCAACGGCAATCCCGATGCATCGGTCATCCGTTGCTGCGGACCACCATACGCCATCATGCCCATCTGCAATGGCGAAGGATTCGCACCGGGCATTTGCGGCAGCAGCCCCGGATTCGACACCCCTGCAGGGCTGTAATTCGTAGGCACCATATTTGACGTCGTAGGTCCCTGCGCCAACTGCGTCGGTGCACCTTCAGCATCCAACTGCGCACGAATGGTGGCTGCTCTCGACGCGATGCTGTTGCCGTAGTCCGCCACCGTCGGCGAATTGGGCATGCCCCTGCTGCGAACATTCTGCTTGGGGTTGCCGCGCGAATCGGGATAGCCAACCGGACGCCCACCGTAGTACGCCTGCGCCGCGAGGTTGTAATCGCCGTTGTACTGCTGCAGCAGGTGCTGCATGTAATTCATCGCTGCAACGGCGTTGTCGGTGGGGTCGTCGATGCTGCCGTTGGGATTGGTGTTGTACTGCTGGAACGTTGGCGGCTCCATCTGGAACGCACCGCGCGCACCCGTCGACGACGTCTGGGTGTTCTTTCCCCCGGACGACTCCTGCCCCCACAACGCCAGCGCGAACTCGGGCGGCACACCTTTGCTCGCTGCAAGCTGGCGCACTTCGCCCCGGTTCAGTTGTCTGGCCATGGACTACGGTCCTCGACGGGTCTGCCGCGAAGCAAACCGATTGCCCGACTGCGGAACAGTGAACTGCGGCGAAAGCTGTGGCGACCCCGGCCAGCCAATACTGAATTGCCCCGGTGGCGTTCCGTACGGCGTTGACGCGGGTGGAGGAGTCGCTGCAGTAATCACCGTCTGATTCTGTGGCGTCGGTCCGCCTGCATACGGAGCCCCCACAAAACTTGCCCCGCCCGGCAAAAACGTCGAATCGTTCGGAACATTGCTCGAATAGATATCGGCAGGATCCACATAGCCTGTCATCGGGTTATATGCCGTCCCCTGCCCCGGCTGAACGTATGGTCCTCCTACAGGACGTGGGCCAAACGAATTCGTATTCGGCGGCTGACCGCCAGTAATCACCGGCTGGCCATTCACCATCTGCAGCATCAGTCCACCGGCACCACCAAATGACTGGCCCGTAGCTCCCGTCGAAGGCGTTCCTACGCTCAACCCGCGTCGCTGCGCTTGGCCATACACCATCGACATTAGCTGCTGGCGACGTGCATCATTCGATTTCTGCTGGGCCTCGATCGTAGCAAGCGCCTGCTGCCGTTCGGGAGAATCGAATGCTGGAAGTTTCGAACGCTCAACCGCAAGTGCGTTATCTGCCTTGTCTACACTTTCGAGCGCCCCCTTGGCGAAAACCAGAATCGGATCGGCAGCCGTCTGATCCTGTCCCAGTTTGGTGGTCGTCGTTAACGCACCCAAATCACTGGTACGCTGGGCATTCGATGCATCGGCGCGAGCCTTCAAAGCATTGAACAGCGTCGGATTGGCTTCCATCTGCTGCGCGAACGCCGCCAAGTTATATGGCACCGCCACGACGTCACCGTTAGCTTTCTTCATGACGTAACCACCACTGGGTGAGGGCACGACGGTGTCGCCCTCTCCGAACATCGGATTACCGTCGGCATCCTTCATCGACATCATCGCCGTCTGCAGGAAATTCTGGGATGCCTGCTGGTTCGCACCCCGCTGCTCCGCAGGTATCAACGTTTTCACGACGTCGTCCGGCACACCGAACGGGTTGCCGTGCTGAATACGCATCTGCTCCAGCGCCATCGCATACTGCGGCGACGTCGGATCCAGACCCTGCAACGCCGCGCGACCTTCCGGCGACATGGCGTACTGATTCATCAGATAGTTACTCTGATCCGCCTGCCCAGCCAACTGGCTCTTGTATCCCCCAGCGAGATTGGTCTGCGTATCCTTGAACACGCCGCTGTTGTAATAATCGTACGGGCTGGTCCCTTCCTTCGACGCCAGTATGTTCGCCGCATCCTCGTTCGATATGCTGGACTTCTGGATATCCTCCAGCGTTTTCATCGGCTGCAGTCCTGCATCCAGACCCTTCGGAATGGCGCTCAGAGCATTGCCGAAGCCGCCCAGTGCTTGCCAGAAATCGTCAGAAGCCATGATTACCCCCAGTAACTCCAGTCAGGTATTGCACTCGACGAACCCGTGAAATCCCAATTGTCTGGCGCAACGTCGTACGTTGGCGCGGGTGGTCCCATAACATTGGAATAGCCATAATCAGTGGGTGGCCCCACAAGTTCAGCCGGGGGTCCAACAAAGTCAGGTTGTCCATAATAGGATGGCGAAGTATTTGCCCACCCAGAACCGGGGGCCATCGGCATGCCGGTAATCGGATTGATCGGATACGGCTGCCCACCAAAATTCTGCAGCGCATTACCTACCGGTTGTCCGCTTATGTCGACCGGCGTCATAGTGCCCGTACTTGGATCCTTCAACCAACCAAAAACACCCTTCTTTCTGAGTTGATCAAGCGTATCCGAACCCAACAGCCACGGTGCAACGGATGCAATTCCCTGCAACGCAGGCGCGAGATACGAATACCACGGCGTCGCTTTCGGACCCGCAAGCCCGGTTCCTGATGTACGGGGAAGGGCGTAGCCACCGCCGCCCCCACCGCCACCCCCACGTCCACCACCGCCACTGCTACCCCGCGCGCTGGTGATGCCGTACGGATTAGTCTGCGAATTCGCCAGATTCGCCGTCGCGATCGCGCGCTGCAGCGCCTCGTCCTCGGTGAAGCTCGACAACTGCGGCATCTGGTATCGCTGCATAGTACGATCGCGCTGCGCGAGCGAATTGGCGAACGAATTCTGGACCGAGTCCGATACCTTCTGCTGCGCTGTCGTCAGTCCCCCACCCCCGGTACCGAAACCATAAGTAATCGCCGTCGACGTTGGATCCGGATTGGTCGTAGTCGGAATCGTGGACGTCGAACTGCGATCGGTCACCAGCGCCGACGATGGCGTGTTGTTGGGATTGACGCCGCCACTCTGCAGTGGTGACACCGTACCCGGTGCCTTCACCAGATACTTCGAAGGGTCGAACGTGGTCGACATGAACGGAGTAGCCATCAGTACCCTCTGCCATTCCCGAAGGTGGTCGGCATATCGCCAAAGGACGAAGCCACCGGCTGCGTATCACCCGAAGGCACCAGCGATTGATTCATCTTGCCGAAATTCTGCGGGTTGTACGACGACGTCACCTGCGTCTGGGTCGGCTTCGGCTGCGGTGGATTGGCCATCTGGTAGATCTGGTACGCACTGCTGCCCGCGCGCACGCCCTGCCCGACGTCACCCCAATTCACCTGCGTCTGGGTCGGCAGCCCGTACGCACCGGGATTGCCCATCACCGACGGATCCCAGTTGTCACCGGCTGGCAATCCGTACATCGTCGGATCACCCATTACGGTCGGACTCCAGTTATCCGTCGGAACTGGTGCGTTCACCAGTCCGGGCGCGTACGCCGTCGCCAATGCAACCGGGTCAAACTGGCCGCTACCAATCTGCTTCGCGGTAGTCAGCCCCGCGCTGCCATACCACGGCAACGAACCTGCTGATCCTGCTGCACCGCCCAGCGCCCCGGCACTCATGCCTGCAGCAAGTGCCGGGATACCAAAACCGAACGCGCCCACTGCGAGCGGTCCCAGCACGCCAAGCCAGTCAAAACCCTGATCGCCCTTGAGATTACGTGGGTCAGTCATCACCCCGTAATTCGGATCGTTGAACAGTCGGCTCTCGTCATACACCGATTCGTTGCTGCCGTAGTTGCCCACCGAAGCCAGCCCCGGATGCACCGGAGCAGGCAGCTTCGACTGATCGTAGTTGAGCGTGTAGATCGGCTGGTTGACGCTGCCACCCTCACCCGTCGTACCCACGCCCTGCGTAAGCGTGGCATTCGGATCGAACTGCTTCGCGCGAGCAAGCGCCGCGTACATCATCGCTTCGTTGCCGGGAGTGAATACCTGTCCCGTTGGCTGCATGTTGTAAGCAGCCGGACCATCCCACCCAACCGCAGGTAGTGCCGCATTCGGATCGTACGAAACCCCGGCACCGCCTTCGCTGCCGGTCGATCCCGGCGTGCCGTACTGCCCCGATCCCATGAACGCATTCTGGTAGTTGCGTCCCAGTTCGGCCTGCGCCCGCGCGAGTTCCATCAGGTCCATGGCTACACCATGTCGTACAGTTCACGTGCCTTGGCTTCGCTGATCACACCTGCCTCGATCAACATGCCAAGAGTCACCGACCGCCGTTTCCAGCCCGCGTAGCCAACGCCATTCGCCCCTGACGAACGTACTCCCTGTGCGATCTCAGCATGCTCCTTGAGCGGAGCCAGCACCTTCGCAATGTTCTGCGGAATCGACGGATCGATCTGCGGAATGCCCGGACGCTTGTCAGCCATGGCTACTGGGCCTGTCCTTCGGACAACTCCATGAAGCTCGTCGACACGTGGATCTCCTGCACGAATGCCGTACCCTCGATCTCGACGATCCAGTCGGTGCGACCATGCCGTGACGGCACGCGGAATGGACGGTTGGTCGTCACGTCACGCTCGAACAGCACCTTGCCGCATTCACCATCGCACAACCGGAACTTCAGCGCCTGCTCGCCTTTGCACTGCCGGGTGATCTTCGCCGCCGCGAACGTCACTTCGTACGGAAACGCGAACTGCTTGCTGCGCCACACGTAGGTTTCGAATTCGACGCCGCCTTCCCACTTGAACAGTTCGTTGCTCTTGAGCGTGGGATTGATCACCAGATGCAGTTGCGTTACCGGATTGGCGAAGGTCGCCGATGCGTGGTACGGAATCGTAGCCAGCTTGTCATCCTTGCTGATGACGCTGTCGTCATCCAGCCCGTACACGATGCGATCATTGAAATCGAAGATAAATCCTGATCCTGCAGGTACCACGGTTTCATCCGCAGCAAAGTAATGCGAGGATTCGTAAAAGCCGTAATAGCGGCCATCGAAGATCACGCCATGCATCGTCGACGGGTTGAACTGCTGCCACTCATCACGCGTCATCAACGCACGGGTGAGGATCTGGGTTCCGTAAAGTCCAACGAATACCAAGCCTTCGCCGGAAGCGTAGACAACACCTCGATCGGCACTGACCATTGACCGCTTTGATACACAAGGGTATGGGTCCGGGACTCGATCGACAGACAGGCTTCGAGGATCAGTTCCAGCAACAAGGTATGTGTACCCCGTGGTAGCGACAACGAGAGTGTTGCCGTAGGTCCCCAGTGCGACAACGGGGAAGTCGAAGATCTTTTCGTACTCAGGTGGCCAAGCATGGGGCTGATACGGCTCCGAGAACACGACACGATTATCGTGAAATGCCGCGAACGATCCGCTCGACAAGCCGATCAAACCCTGAATATTGTTGGGCGGCGGATAGAACGTCGTCGAGATGATCGCCTCGGCGAGATCGATGTTCTTCACCGCATCAGTGACAACCGGATTGGCTTGGAGGGTTTCGATCGGCACTTCCTTGACGAACAGGAACGGCCCGCCGTTGGTACGGTAGATCCGCACCGTGGAGATGTTCACCGGCAGCGTGACGCCAGCCAGCGGGATCGTCACCGGCACGCTCTGCCCATCCGACACGTTGATGCCCACGGACGGCGGTGATGGCACGCTCTCCTCGTCGAACTTCGTGTACCACGTGTAGATGTAGTAGCGCAGTTGCGGCGTACCTGCAGTTCCCGTCGGCGTGCCCAGCGTTGGCGGCAGCACCGGTTCCGCCACACCCAGCGGAATGCTGTTGGCAGGTGTGGGCAGCGACGCCACCGCGAGGGGGTAGGTGGTGATCTTCGGCGGACCGTCGCCCGTGTAATACAGCCGCTCCGATCCCTTGTCGAGCGTGAAGCCGGTCACGATGTCGACATCCATGCACCACGACAGCCACACGTCCTTGAACTTGTAGATCGTCTTGGCCATGCAGTCCTGTACCAGCGGGACGTCGATCTTCGCCTTCTCGATGAACGGACGAATCTCGCCCGACCAGAGCTTCGTCAGTTCGGCGCGCGATGCCTGCCCCCCGGCCAGCAGCCGGGATGACATGCGCGGCACCAGCCCGCCGAAGTTCTGGATACGGATACTGGGCATTACTGCAACGCCAGAATCTCGACCGAGAAGAAGATCTTGTGCACTTTCAGCGTGCCCACGCTGCCGATGTCGAAGATGAGATTCATGCCGAGCAGTGAATTAAGATGCACCAACAGCGGCGTGGTGATCGCGTTCAGCACCGTCGCGCCGGAAGTCGTGAACGTGTCGAACACGAAATCCGTCCCCCACTCGCCCGTGGGGAATGCTGGATCGCTGGTGGTCAGCACCAGCTTGCCTGCGCCATGCACACCAACTGTGCCTGCTTCAGCATTCACGCCGCACGACACGATCACCAGCGCGTCGTGGTTAACCTTGAACGCACCCGACGCATCCCAGACGAGATTCGACGCGATTGACGGATTGGCCTGCCAGTGCACATGGTCGGCCCAGCTAAACGTCGAACCTGTGTACGCACCGGGGTTCAGCACGATGGGGGATGTGTTGGTCGTATCCCGCGTCCAGATCTCCGCACCGGACGATTCGGCCTCGCTGGAGATGCGCAGCCATGCCGTGTTGTTCCAGTACCACAACGAGCCATCCGCCGTGTTGATCGCGAAGCGCACGTTCGGGCCGGGCGGTGCTGTTGGATTCGCGCCGGTCACCACGATGCCGTTGCTGATGTTGCCAAGCTCGATCCACGCCGGGGTGTTCGGATCCCAGTACCACATCTGGTGCGTATCCACGCGCACCGCGTAGTGCACGCCACCGGGCGGCGGTGACGTCGGCGTAGTCGTAACTTGGATTGTGTCCGAGCCGAGCAGCGCAGCGTCGAACATTTCGTTGTAAAGCTGCGTCACGAAATCCGCGACCTGCGCCTTGTTCCACGCCACCTGCACGCATGCGCCTGCGGGGAATGCCTTCGCGGTGGTGCCATCCTGCCCGCGCGCCACGGGAATCGTGTCGTTGATCACCGGGCCGATGGATGTGTACTTCATCACTTCGACCGTGACGCCGTCGTTCACCGTGACGTAGCAGTAATCCCCCGGCGACAACCCGAACAGCACGCCCGATCCCGCTTCGAGCAGCAGCATCGTGTCGGACGGCGTGACCGGGCTGCGAAGCGTGGTCCGTACGAAATTGCTGAAGCTCAGAGGCATGATGCTCTCCTAGTACCAGCCAACGAACGTACCGGCGACTGGGTTGATGATGGGAAGCGTGCACGTCATGGCCGGGAAGAAGCAGCCCGCCTGACACGGATCAAACTGGAAGTCGTTCGGATTGCTATCATCGAAGTACGGTGGTACCGCACCACACATGTCATCGCATGGGCTGCAGGCGGGCGGTGACGCGCAATCGACACCACCAATCGTGCCTTCACCGATGGCGGGATAGATTGCGCAAATCTCCTTACCACAAGTCTCGATCTGCTGTTCGGTGCGGCAATCGTCGACAACGAGTTCGCACGGAGCCAGCCGAAACTTGAGCGAGAAGCAGTAATCACAGCCAAGAAAAACGTCACCGACGTAATAGCCCGCCGCCTGCGCCAGCAGCGCATCATCGAAATAGAATCCGACGTAGCCGCGCGAATCGCGCTGCCATGCGGGATACTCCGCGACGACGCAGTTGATCCCCTCGCGGTACATCTTGATGTTGACCGGCGTCTGGCTGGGGATGAACTGCGACGGGTTCTGCACGCTCTGCAGCATGCGGATGAACACCTTCGCGGTGGCGGGCGACAGCGCGATCCAGTCGCAGCCGGAATAGCGTCTTGGCTTGCATGTCGATGGTGCGATCTCGCTGCCGCACCAGTTGCTGTCGTCGAGACACGGAGCGCAACTCATCAGAAGTACCCCCCACGCATCATCAGCGGCCCCGCCGTACGCTGCAGCACGCGCTTATTTTTCACCCGCGTAATATCGTTGCCGAACACCTGTGCGTACCGCTGCATCAGCCCGGCGTTGCTCCAGTCTTGCTTCGGCATGCCGAACAGGCGTGCAGCAGCCCCGTTGGCGATCGCATCGGCCCACTCGTCGTACAGCAGGTTGGGCACTTCGCACGCATCGTTGGTCGGCTTCAGCCACAACTCGATCTCGGCGTACGCCGGATCATCCTCGTCGGGTATCGGATAGACGCTGATCGCGCGCAGGCCCCGCAGCGCGAACGAGCGCGCGCCGCAGCCGCACATGCGGCCACCCCACATGGCAGGTGCGTGCGATTCGCCACAGGTCGTTACCGACTTGATTCCGACGACGTTGGAAAGCTCCGGGATGAGCAGCGGGTAGTCGTGCACGCGTGGCTGCGTCTGCAGCGTCACCCGGAATTCCCATGCCCCGCCGCGATCGCACAGGTCGATCGCCGACTGGCGGATCGCTTCCTCGGCAATCGCAGGCGGTACGCCGGTCAGTCCGCGCAGCCCCAGTGTCAGCGGGATGAAGTCACTCAAGGCTCGGGGCATTGGCTTTCTCCGCTTCGGGGACCGGCAATCCCTGCTTCGTGCGCTGCGGACCCACCACCGACTGGTAGAACGACTTGAAATGCATCTGCGAGTTTTGCGCCGACGTCTGCGATTCAGTATCTTTGGCAAAGGCGCGGTAGAGCATCCAGTCCTTGAACGCATTGCGGTACGTCAGCGGTGACGCATTCGGCAGATCGATCGGTGTGTCGGGGGTCGTCACAACCTGCGGCACAATCTGCACCACCGCCTGCACGCGCACGGTCTGGCCCGGTGGCACGGGCGGGTCGACAAAGTAGAACGCATCGGTCTTGGGAGGAGCCGAGAACGACCGCACCGAGTAGGGATCGATTGCACATACACCTTTGCCGTAAGTCCGTTCGAGATTGAAATCCCCCGGCAGCACTGGCAGTCCCAGCGAGCCATCCGGGTTGATATTGAAGATGATGTCCTCCAGCGACTCGACACCCTCGGGCAGCATCTGCTGCGCGCCCTGCCCCAGCGTCAGCGTCATGATCGTGCGGAAGATTCCCGGCTTCAGCACCGCAAGCTGCGCCAGTGCCTCGGTCAGGTAATCGCACAACTCGGCTTCCGGAAAGCGCGTGTACTCCGCACCCGGTTCGAGATCGTTCAGTTCCGTCGCCGCCGCCCGCAGGAGTTCGGATGCAAGCATGATCAGAAGAACGTCGGCTTCGCGACCGCGCGAGTCAGCGCCATCAAGCCTTCCTGCAGATGCGTCGCACCGATGCTGATCCAACGCGGATCGAGATTGGGAGCAGCACGCAGCGTAGCGATCAACTCGCCTAATTCCTCGCCCTTCATCTTGATCACGTTCATCAGCGCGATTTCTTCCGCGTCGAGTTCGCGATAACCCTTGATCTCACGGTGCTGGTTTTCCATTGCTTTCCTCGTCATCCTTCAGCCCGCCAGCAAGCTGCTGCTGTACGTCCTCCATGATCGGCTCGTTGGGCGGGAACGCAAAGTTCGGCTTGCGCGCCTTCGGCACCAGCGGACGTTCGCAGTATTTCAGGTCGCCACGCGCGAGCAGTTCGTCCAGATGCTCGTTGTAGTGGTACACATGTGATCCATCGGTAACATATTTCTGTTCCGATTGGGTTGATTGTGCTGCCTGTACCATTGGCTACTCCTTAAAAGGCGGGGGGCCGAAGCCCCCCGCAAAGCTGCGCGTCCGCAAAAGCCGCGCCCTACGCGTTGCCGTTGAAGTCGAACTGTCCCCAGTCGACGACTTCGGCAGTGAACATCGCCCCCAGCCCCGCCAGCTTCTGTCCGGTGGCAGGCACCGTCAGGATCTTCAGCGAGATGTACGACGCTTCCGATGTCGCGACGATATTGACGTCGAGCCGCGCCGTCGGCAGCGGGTTCGGCGTGACCGCCCCCAACCCCGTCAGCCCGACGATCGCCGTATCGACGCCCGCCGCCGTACGCAGCACCACGTCGAATGTCAGCCCGGTGATCAGCGTCGCCGCGAGAATCTGCGCGTAGACGAATTCGAGCCGGGTGTTCTTCGGCAGCAGGATGATGTTCAGGTGATCGCCAGCCGCGACATCAGCGCCACCCGCGTTCAGGTAGTCCTGATACCACTGCCAGTCGCCGTGCTTCACCTGCACGGACAGCCCGCCCTGCGGCACCATCGTTGCGTAGTTCAGTTGCCGGGTGACCTGATACGAGCGCCGACGCTGATGGTCGGCATACCCCTTGACGGAGTTCGCCGTAGGGTTGCTGCTTTGATAGATCTTGTTACCAGCCGCGCCACCGACGCCAGCTTGGTACAGATTGAAGTCCGTAGGCATTGCAATTCTCCTTGGGCGATCAGTAGAAGGGGCGGTTAGTCGAAGTTGACGTACAGACCCGCAGTGCCTTCCGGCTGGATCGTCTTGTATCCGTAGACGGACATCCCTTGCAGGAACACGTCCCACGAATCCTTGTCGTTGTCGATGACCCGCGTTTCCTCGATCTGCATCGCGAACGCCGTCGATCCGCGCCACCCAGCGATTACCTCGAACACCGCCTTGCCGCCATCCATCACCTGCGTGACGTTGTGCGACAGGTAGATGTCGAACCCGGCGATCTTCGTCGGCAGCTTGCCGTTGAGGATGATGTCGGACGCGATGTTGCAGCAGGATCCGCCCAGCCCCGCGTTAGCGTTGAGCATCGGCGAATTGAGCAACGTCGGCAGCGCCTGATCCGGCAGGACGAGGAAGATGTCGTCCATCGGCAGGCACTGCTCGCGCAGCACGCCCTGAATGCGCGACAGCACTTCCCAGATATTGGCTGACGTCGCCAGCACCGGAGCGCCCACCGTGCCCAGATCGTATGACGCGGAACGCACCCCCGCCGTCGATCCCTTGTTGGTCGGGTCGGCCTCGACGTACATGCGCGCGAGGACTTCCTGATCGATCGCTTCGGCCATGTTGTACGAAGCCGATTTCAGCAGCGAGGACTGCCATGCGTCCCAGTTGCAGATCTGCTTCATGTCGACCTTGGCGACCTTCACCGAGAATTCGAGTTCCTTGTCGACCACCATGGTGATCGGCGCGGTGTCGATCGTATCGTGCCGGATTGTGCTGTCCTTCTGTCCTCGACGAACGCGCACTCGCGGGCTACGAAAAAATGTGATCTGGTCGCCGCAGCGATTCAGTTCACCCGTGTATTCAGTCGTCGTGATGTCTGCGTAGGTGGACGTGCAGTAGAACTGCTCGACCAGCTTCGACGAGAACATCGGGGGGATGAGGCTACCCGAGTACGCAGGATAGCCGGATGCGCTTGGAAGGGGCATTGCTCGCTCCTAATCGTCAGATGGTTGCGTCGCGATCGACTCGATCTTCCGACAGCGCCGCATCGAAATTTGCCTTGTACGATTCCCAATCAGCTTTCGGCAGCTTCTTGTTGATGAATTGCCGCAGCTTGATCTGATACTCAGACGCCTTCATCCGTGGCTTCGCCCCATTGGGCCTGCCTTCGGTCTGCGCCTTGCCGGGAACTGCCAGAGAGTCGCGGGTTGGTGTGCCCTTCTTCGCGTCGTAGTACGACGTGAGGACGGCGCGAACACCGACCGCATTGTGATTGTTGTGGTAGTGCGTCAGCAGATGCCCGACCTTCATGCCCCGTCCCGGCACTTCCTGATTCAGGTACGTTTTCCACGCATCGGTGTCACGTACCGTTTCGAAATCGGGGAAGTAAGTGAGAATTTCCTTGCGGAAGAATTCGTCACTCACCTGACGTTCATTCTGCGCCGCCGTCGCTCGGACCGATTGCTCCAGCCCCGGCAGCTTGTCGAGATCCTTCAGCCTACCCAACGCTCCTTCAATCGCCTTCATCCGGTCCAGCAATGGCTTGACTGCCGCCGCCACCTGCTTCCGCGCGAGCTTCGACACGAACGAAACGGTGTCATCGCCGAACGTCGCCAATTCCTGCGGCGTCGGATCGGGGACCTCGTTGAATTCGGACAGCGCGCGGTCAGTGGTTGACTGCGTTTCCGAACGAGATTTTTCCTCAAGCTCCCGGCGCAGCTTGTCGATATGCTCCTGCTGCTCCTGCACCGTACGTTCGAGGAACTGGCGATTCTCCTGAACGGTTTCCATCGAGCGTTTCGTACGTTCCAGTTCCGTCTGCGACGTCGACGACCGTCCGGAATTGGTCCGTACTTCCTGCTCCAGTTCAGCAATGCGCTCGCGTAGCTGCTGCTCGGACTCGCCACCACCTGCCGCTGCATCCCCCGGTTGCGGGCCAGCCGGTGCTGTGGATTCTTCCGGAGCGTGGTTCTCGCCACCCCCGTTGAGCGTCGCTACGGGCGGGGCGTTCGGGTCGATACCCTGTGCACGCAAGGAGGCTTCCTCTGCCTCGCGCCGCCGTGTCACTGCTGATGGGACTGCCATTCAGAACTCTCCGCTGTACAGGGCCAATCTACTGACTGGAGCCTGTGGTTGGTGGATTCCATTTTTCGACGAGGACCTTCAATGCACGGGCTTCTCCCTGATGCGTACGCCAACGATCGGCATCGGCATCCTCAAGTAAACGCCCCTGCGCCTCATGAAAAGCCTTGGTCAGGAATGCTGCGAACAACTGCCCATCCTTCGATCGCCGAAGCCGGTCGACCACATCCGCCGTTTCGCGATCGATGGGAGTCATTTCCCGCAGCACCCCCCGTTCGTGCTGCCCCGCCCCTTGGCCGCTGCCTTGGGTTTCGGCAGGGACAGCGGGGGTCCCTTGTGCGACATCTGCACCGGCTTCAACGGCTTCACCATCGTTGCCGGTTTCGTTCCGCCACCGAATGACATGATGATCTCCTATAAATCAATGAATTGGCGGGAGTGTATACCCGGTGCTACGCCTGTCAACGCCTACTTCTTTTTCTTCTTGAGGAATGCGGGGAACGTGCCCTTGCCCTTCGCGGCCTTCTTCTTGCCCTGCGCCAGCGGATTCTCGGTGTCCACCATCGGCATCATGCCTTTGGGTGCTTTCTTTGCCTTTGCCATGGTCATGCTCCTATCGTAGTGTCGAGGAAAAATAGAAACGGTAACGCTACTACGCCAGCAAAATCGATGATCACGTTGCTCGCTGCGGGCGGCACATACGTCGGCTTGCCGCCGAAGTCGAGAACCACGTTGGAAGCAACCGGGGCGCTGTAACTCATGGGATTGCCACCACCATGCAGAACACCACACCGTTGTAAACGTCGGTGAGATCGATCCCCAGCACCGTATAACGCCCGGCGGATAGCTTAGTAAAGCTGAACACCCCATCGGCTTCGGTCACCATACTGCGTATGCACAACGACGGCGATTCTTCAGGGAACAACAACACCAATGCACGAAATGGCACACCGGCCAGCACCGTATGACCGGAAAGCGTGTACACACCGACATACTGCTGCAGCCACGGCCCAAGCACACCGTAGACTTTTGCCGTTACTCCGACACCACTGCCGGATAACGCCGCAGCGTTGTAGCGCAACCAGTCAGGAGTAGCGAAATCCCCCGTAGGGAACAACCGATTCGGTCCAGCGCCACTGATCGCTGCACTGTTATAACGCAGGTGATCGGTTACGCCGAAGTCACCCAGCGGGAACAGACGGCCTGCGGTTGAATTAGCCACGGCTCACCACGGCCCGCTCTGATCGACAAGGAACAGCCCCGGCACCATCGAAGATACTGAGAACGACGTGAATTGGATGCCGATCAGATTCCCCGCCACGTACTGCGTTGCAACCACCGTGTCGAAATCATTCAGGCACAAACTGGTGCTGGTGAGTGCCTGATACAAACCCGGCAGAATCGCTCGATAGTCATTCGCCGTACCACTGTTAACCAGTTCGACCACACCGACTGGACACACCCACAACGACTGATTGATCGGACTCGGATACGTAGGCCAATACACTATCGATTGCCCGTCGTGACTAGCTGCATTCCCCGGCGAGCCACGCCCGAACACATGATCGTAAGTGCCGCCGCCAGTGGTGTTATGCATGAAGCCGCCGCCGTACATCTGCGGCGCTTGATGGATCGCCCCACCAATCTGCGTGAAAGCGCGCGGTGCCACCACTTGCGATGCTGGAGCCGGGACATTAACCATCGGCTGAATATTGCCGAGCAGCCGCTGCGTCGTGCCAATCCCGTTCACCACATGAAAAGCGAGGAACGTATTGAAACCGTCGCCGGGGCGCAGTGGGTTGCTATGACCGAACGCGCCCATGTAGCTGGCAACGCCGTTAGCAATGCGAATGTAAAACGTCTTATCGTTGCCGAAGATCAGCCACGCTCGCGCTGTCGCATCCGCCGTGTTGGACTTCGACCACACCACGATTGGAAATGTGGCATCAGTCGGCAGCGGGAACGGTCCGGTGCCAGTGTCCACGTCGGACATCGTTTCGTAACCGCGCACCTGCGCTTCCTTCTGTCCACCCGCGCTGACGCCTGTCTCATCAACCCGCAAATAGAACCGATTGCTGGCAATGTTGGCGCTGCGATACACCGCCTTGTTGGTACCCGAGTACGTCTTGGCCCAACCCAGTGACGCCTTGCTGCCGTAGCCGTTCACCAGCACCGCGTCGAGCAGTGCGATCAACGAACCCGCCGTACCGGATAACACCGGGGCGCTAGCATCGGTAGAGTTATAGAAAACGATGACGTTAGACATGGCTACCAAGGTCCAGTCGTGTCGAGTAACACCTGCGATGCAGTACCACTGGAGTGCGACAGAATTGCCAGCAGCGTGATACCCGTCATGCCAACCACATTGGTCACGGTGTCGTACATGACGAATGGCCCGTTGTGCAGCGGTGCGTACATACCGCGAATGCGCCCACGAATCGGAATACCAACACTCGGCTCCGTCACATAAATCGATCCAGCGTAGGTAGCACCGTCCGGTCCATTCGGAAACGCAATTCCTGACGAACCATAATTCACCCCCGGCAACGGCCCTACTGTAGACGCTGGAAACGCGCTGCCGAATTGATGGTAGGGCCGCGCCAGTATGAAACAATTCGACGGCGCATTCGCACCGTAGTTAGTGCCAGTCATCAGATACGACGGTGGCGCAGATACATTGAAAGAAGGCCCACCTTCAATGAAGGTGTTATAGGCATCGCCGGATTTGTACGAATTGAACTCACCGAAGCCGAACGAGTTCGTCGTAACCTGCGTACCCGCATCCATCATCCATAAGTAGAACGTCTTCTCGTCACCGATCAGCGTCCACGCTCGCGCCGTCGCATCTGCCGTTGCCGACTTGCGCCAGCACAAACCCAACGACTGCTGCAACGCGGTAGGAAACATACCCGTACCGGTGTTATAGGCAGTCATCACTTCGAAGCCCATCGCCTGCGCTTCCCGCCCCACACCCGCCGTCGCCGCGTTGTCGATAATCTGCAGGCAGTGCCGCGTGCCGCTCGCTGCGCGATACACCCCCGCATTCGTTGCGCTGTACGGCTTGGCCCAGCCCAGCGCCGCCTTCGCCCCGTAACCATTGACCAGACACGCGTCGAGTAACGTGATGAGCGTGCCGACCTGACCCGTCAGCACGGGTGCGCTGGCATCGGTGGATCTATAGACTTGAACAGTCATTACCACGGCCCCGTGATGTCGAAGAACAGCATGCCGAGCAGGGTCGAGTTGCTGACCTGTTGCGCCATCACGGTAGTCCCGCTCAACCCGACCGGATTAGGCACTTGGTCATAAGTCGCCAAAGGCATCGCATGCATGGGCACGAAGGCACCACGGAAGCGCCCACGCACCGGCCCGCCGGTCAGCGCCTCGGCGATCATCAGCGGCGCTAGATATAGGCCGGAATCCGCCGCGTTGGGATAGATGATGCCGGTCGAACCCAAGCACGCCGTGGTGTTCAGCGGACTGAGCGAATTCAGCGCCTGCGAGGTGCCGATCTGCGTGTACGAGCGGGCGGCGTAGAAGCCAGCGGTAATCGCCGCCGCAGTGCCGATGGTTTGCGGCGAGGCGAGTCCGGTTACCACGAAGTTGGGACTGGACCCCGCACCGGCACAGATGAAGGTGTTGTAGGCGTCGGCGCTCTTGTAGGAGGTAAATTCCCCGAAGCCGTACGGGTTCCAGTTAAAGCCTGCACCGTTAGCATTCGCAAACAAATAAAACGTCTTGGCATCACCGATCAGCGTCCACGCCCGCGCCACCGCATCGAGCGTCTGCGACTTGAGCCAGAAGTTGCCGTTTGCCAACTGTGCAGCAGTCGGGAACAACCCGGTGCCGGTGTTATAGGCCGACATCGTTTCAAAACCGATGCCGTTAGCCATCCGCGCACCATTGGTGTCGGTGCCGTTGTCAGCCACCTGCAGATAGTGCTGGTTACCACTCGCCGCGCGATACACCGCACTGTTCGTCGCGCTGAACGGACGCCCCCAACCAAGCGCCGCCTTACTGCCGTAGCCATTGACGAGGCAGGCATCGAGCAGCGCGACCAGCGACCCGACCGTACCCGACAATACTGGGGCGCTGGGATCAGTAGACTTGAATACCGTAAGAGCCATCAGTACCCCACGGTGTACGAGATGAAGTGATACTTCGACGCCGCAGCATAGTAGACGACCGCGATGTAATCGGCCACGCTCGCCGCCACACTGGCTGTGAACGATGGGATCGTAGTGCTGAACTTCACGTTCGCAGCGAACGTCACCAAACGCCCGCCCACGCTATCCTGCGGCAAGCGCACGCGACATACCTGTCCGTCGTAGCCACCCGTGAAACCAATGACGATGTTGCCGGTCAGCGCACCGACCAGCGCGACGTCGGTGGTACTGAGATCGATCGTAATCGACGCTGCGTACGGATAGGCAACGACGCGCGCCGTACCCGGCGCTCCAGTTGCTCCCGTTGTTCCCGCAGCACCTGTCGTGCCCGTCGCACCTACAGGACCGGGCACCGTCGAAGCAGCACCCGTGGAACCGGTCGCACCCGGCGTGCCCGTAGTACCTGTCGCTCCGGTGGGACCCACTGGGCCGGGAACCGCCGAAGCAGCCCCGGTAGCGCCCGTGGAGCCGGTCGGCCCGACCGGACCGGGAATGGTCGACGCAGCCCCCGTAGCCCCGGTAGCGCCCGGATACCCCGGTGATCCAGCGGGTCCCGTAGCGCCCGGAGGACCGGGCAAACCACTCTGTCCCGGTTCACCCGGTGGTCCCGGCTCACCCTGCGGCCCCGTATAGTCGACCTTCGGCGGCGTCGCAACGCAGACGTCCGTCGTGCAGACGTCAGAGGCGTTCGGCTTCGGTGCCCAAGGGTTCGCCATCTAAACCTCGGTGAACATCATGCCGCTACGGGAACGAACATAAAGCTGGGTGAACACTTGCTGTGACGTAAAACCGTCACCCCCTACACCCTGCAACCCCGCTACCGTAGCGTAGATCGTTTGCAAGCCCAACTTGGCATTCGCAGCGATGTTGATGGGTCCAGAATAGCCCCGATACGGATCGGCAGGGATCGCTGAAGTCCCCGTATTGATGAGCTTCCCCGTCACCCCACCCGGAAACGTCAACCCACCACCTACCGGCAGATCGAACCGTGTCGTGTAGCTGGTCTGCGGCAGCGGCGTCAACAATTGCATCGTCAACTGCGCGAACTGACCACCCCGAAATACGCCGGGACTGACGTTCGCTGGCGGATTGGTGAGTCTGGTAGTGATCGATCCTGCGGGTGGTGCCGGATCATTGGGAGCCGTGTAGACCGTCCAATTCAGCGCACCGAAGCTGTATTGGCCATCGCCCCGTGTCGTATCAGCATTGATCGTCGAAACCGCGATGCCGACGAACACGTTGCCGTTCGCCAGATCCGTCGATGTGAACCCGCCCTTCTTGAAGGTGTAATCGAGATTGGTTGGATTGCCATCACCGGCAATCGTCGCCATCGGATCGTTGCTGTTCGCGCCACTGAATTCCGCGAATGTCTTGAACATGTTGACGTACGCCGTTGCCGTACGCACCACGCCCGTCATCGTACCGACATAGAACGCAATCGAACCACTCAGACGGATTCCAGTGATCGCCTGTCCCGGAGGGAGGCCGGGGATCCCCAATTGCCACACACACCATGCCGATCCACCCCCTGCAGGAATAGGACGAGCCATGACTGCTGACGATGCGCTCATCGCCCAACCGACATTGCCATAAGCACTGACACTGTTGGAGTGGGCACCGGGACTGGCGCTGACGCTGGTGACGGCCATTAGGTGTTATACGGCGTAGTCGTTGCCCAGAACGTGCCACCATCTGTCCACATGCTGACGATCGTAGATGTCGTACCCCACACAGGCGAGCCATCCGCCCACTTCACACTCGAAGGCAAATTGATGAGTCCGTTACCGTTCACCAGAATGCGACAGATCTGCCCAGCAAGCGCCGTCATGGTAGTGATCGTCGAACCTGCAGCCACACCGAACGTCTGCATCGTACGAAAATCCAGCGCGCCACTGTACGAAGCAAGATAGGAATAACCACCACTGACCGCACCAGACTGCACATACCCAGTGCCGTAGATAATCCGCGCACCAAGATTAAGATTGCCACTGCCATCGATTACAAACGAATTAGCTTCGTGCAGAATCTTGTACGACACCGCACCGTACGACCAGCCACCAACCTTCCACTGATTGTCAGTGTCAAGGCCGAATATCGCTGCAAAGATGCCGGGTCGATGGAACGCCATCATCGACGCATCGCCTGCTGTACCTGCGGCCTGTAATTCCAATTTCGCCGGACCTGCACCCGCCACTGCAGCAATCGTTCCTGACGAACCCGTCGTAACGATCCGACCACCGCCCGTCACAGTCAGGACGCCGGGATTGACGACGGCACTACTCGCGTTGATCGCACCCGTTGTGACGCCACCCACCGTCAATACGTCGGTCGCCTTCGCGTAAGTCATCCCGGCGTCGCCACCGAACGCGCCGCTGTCGTTGAACTGCACCTGCGTATTCACACCGCCCGGTAACGGAGTCGCGCCGGTCGCGCCCGTAACACCCTGCGGACCGATGGGACCCTGAATCCCCGGCGTGCCCTGCGACCCCGGCGCACCCGGCGATCCCGTCGCCCCTTGGATACCCTGCACGCCGGGAGTGCCCTGCAGACCTGTCGTTCCCGTTGTACCGGTCGCCCCAGTCGCACCCGCCGTCCCGGCAGGCCCCGCCACCGTCGACGCAGCGCCGGTCGCACCCGTCGCGCCCGCTACACCAGTACCACCCGTAGTACCTGTAGCACCTGCCGTCCCGGTCGAACCGGTAACGCCCTGCACGCCTTGCGGACCTTGTATGCCGGGCGTGCCTGCTGGACCCTGTGCACCATTCGCGCCGTTCGGACCCTCGATCCCCTGTGGCCCCGTCGCGCCGGTCGCGCCCACCGGCCCCAGCGGCCCCTGAATCCCCTGAATGCCGATCGGTCCACGCGCGCCATCCGCGCCCGTTGCACCCACCGGACCCACCGATCCCGTAGCACCTGTCGTCCCCGTCGGACCGGGCACCGTCGAAGCAGCGCCGGTCGCACCCGTCACGCCAATCGGCCCCGCTGGGCCGGGGATGTTCGACACACCGGGATCACCCTGCGGACCTTGCGGTCCCGCTGGCCCTTCGGGACCCTGCGGCCCCGGCAAACCGTTCATTCCCGGCGAACCCGGTTCCCCCGGAGGGCCTTGTGGTCCCGTGTAATCGACGCGCGGTGGCGAACCACCGATGGGATCACAGACCGGGGGTGCCCATGGATTGCTGCTCATGGCAGCCTCGCTTCCAGATCACGCACCCGCGCGCTCAACTCCTGCACCGCCTTGATCAGCGGCGCGATGAACTCGCTGTAGTTGAGGCCGAGCGGCGCATCGGGATTTTCCCGGTTCTCGACATAACCGCCGAAGTCCACACCTGCCGCAGTGACTGCCTGCTGCACTTCCTGCGCAATCAACCCCCAATGCGTACGCACACCGGGAATTGGCGTTACCTTCATCGGCGCATCGACATCGCTGCCATCACCCGTCGGCTCCGCGATGTTGCGCTCGATGATCCACTTGTACGAGATGGGGCGCAGCGACTCGATGAATGCAAGACCCAGTGCGGAATCCTGCACATCCTTCTTCATCCGCGCATCGGAAGTCTGGATGGTGCCGGTGACTGCGTACAGCGCGGTGTAGCGATTAGCGGCAGCACCCAGCACCGTCGCATTGTCGGTGCGCGGTGTTACTGCTGGACCCTGCACATAGAACGTGCGCGTTGTCCGATCCAGTTGCCAGCTATCGCCGAGGTACGTTCCGGAGTCGTCGTAGTGCGCGAAGGCGAACGTCGCAGCAGAATCGCGCACCTGCCAGCGCAGCTTAGTAGCGTTCGTGAAACTCAGCGCATGCTGCGTGCCCGCCGCTTGTGTCGTGTCGAGCGCCAGTGTCGGAGTCGCTGCAGCACCGTTGATGTTTATTGTGTTGACTGTGGCGTAAGTGTTTAACGCACTGCCACTGATGGTGAACGAATTCGCTTCATGCAGAATCTGGTACGAATTCGCACCCAACCACGATCCACCAATGCGCCATGTGCGATCCGGCTGTACGCCGAAATAAGCAGCGAACCCACCGCTGCAATTGAACAGCATGTAGGCGGAATCAGTAGCCCCCGCGCTATTAACTGCGAATTTCCAGTTCTCGCCAGTAGCAATAGGGCCGGTCGATCCTGCGGCGATGATCGTGCCGGTCGCCTTGTTAACCGTGAGATTTACACTTCCGCCAATCGCACCCGCGTCGTTGAACAACACCTGCGTATTCGCGCCGCCAACCGCTGGCGTTGCTCCGGTCGCACCGGTCGCACCGGTTGCACCCGCGACTCCTGTAGCACCCGTGGGACCAGCCACCGTCGAAGCAGCGCCCGTCGCCCCAGTCACCCCCGTCGCACCCGCGACACCGGTAGCACCCGTAGAACCAGTCGCACCCGCCGTCCCCGGCGTACCCGGAATCCCCTGCAGGCCGACACCCGTAGCTCCGGTAACCCCCGTCGCCCCCGCGACACCCGTCGCACCCGTAACGCCTGCAACACCGACGCCAGTGGCTCCAGTCGCCCCGGTAACCCCTGCAACGCCGACGCCAGTGGCTCCAGTCGCGCCTGTGGGACCTACAACGCCCGTCGCACCGGTTACCCCAGCCGGACCGGCCACGCCAACGCCTGTGGCCCCCGTAGCGCCCGTGGCACCGGTAGTCCCAGTCGAACCAGCGATCCCCGGCGCACCCGGCGCACCGGCAATGCCTACACCCGTAGCCCCGGTCGCGCCCGTCGCACCGGTAGCGCCCGGAGGACCACCTTCAGGACCCGTAGCACCGGTCGCACCCGTCACTCCCTGCGCACCTACAGGCCCCGGCGCACCGTTCGCACCATTCGCGCCGGGGGGTCCCGGCTCACCCTGTGGACCGGTGTAATCGACGCGGGGCGTCGGCAGGCAGTCCTCGATCGGCTTGCCCTTCGCTGCCCACGGATTGCTCACGCTCTAGCCCGCGCTGATGTGCAGCGCGCCAGCGGAATTCCACACCTGCCCGACGACGTGCGGATCGACGGTCGGCAGGTTCGGCAGGAACACCCCGGTACCACTAAACACCAGCCGGTCCTGCAGCGCGCCAACAGCGTCAGCATGGCGGAAGGTCGTGACCGGCCCCGGCCCGCCATAAGTCGGCGGATCCGCTGGGGTGAACGGTACCGGTGGCGGGGCGTAATTCAGCTTGAGGAAATCGATGAACACCTGATTGCCACTGGCCGTCTGCTGGATCGCCGCGCCCCCGGTCGCGTCGTTGAGCAGCGTGCTGACCGGTGCCGCATCCCACACGTCGAACTTCGCCAAGCTACGCCGTGCCGCCATCTTCGGCCCGGCGATCGTCACATTTCCCCATAGCGTCGCGTCCTGCGAATTGCGATCGAACTGCACCGCATCGGACAGCCGCACCACGCCGTCATTGCCGTAGCAGTGCAGCGCCCACGTGATGTCCGAATAGGCCATCTGGAAGCGCAACAGGCAGCCGGGACCGTTACGCAACTCGATGCCGCTGGCCGCGTGCCCTGCGGGCCACAGCGCCCCCTTCAGCATCGACGAGCAGAACACCAGCTTCGAGAATGCGGGCGTGTCGAGCGTGTCCTGAATCGTCAGGTCGTTCGCCGTGTCGTACTGCTTGGCGAGGTAGATCTTCTGCGCATCGGCCTGCGTCAGGTAATCCATCGGGTTGATCGGCGACACCATGCCCATGCCCGCTTCGTGGGTCAGCGTGTGCAGCCGCCCGGTGATGCGCCCGACCGGCGTGCCGGTGTACACCAAGCGGTAGCGTCCCGAGATCGGGATGTACAGCAGCGTGTTGTCGGGCGTCATGCGGATCGACTGGCCGTA